CCCGGGCGAACTCGGTGATCGTCATGTCGTAGCCCCAGCAGCTGTAGGCAATCTGGCCAAGCTGGAAGCGGTCGGTGGTGGTGGCGGCGGTGGTCATGATCGGTCGGGGTGGTGGGGGTCGCCCCCCCTTGACTCCATCAGTATGGCAAGGCGACTGGCCGCGCGGCTGGCCGCTGTCGCAAACCGACACAATCAGCGCAGTGTCGGGTTTCGCTGTTCAGCCGTCAGCGATGGGTGGTCGTCCCATCCTTCCTCGGGCTCGCTGCAGCTGGCGTGCTCTTTGGTGAACTGCTCGCCGAGCCACGCGGCCTCGTGCAGTGGAATCGGCAGCTGCAGCTCCTGCTCAGCACCGCACAGCTCGCAGCGGAATCGCGGCGGCTGTGCGCACAGGTCGATCACGCAGTGGTCAGTCGTCATGCTTCCAGGGCTGGCGTCCATACCCGCTCGGCCAGCAGCACCGGCGCCAAGGAGGCCCGGCCCAGGGGAGCCGCTTCTTCTGACTCGAAGGCCACGTTGTAGCGAACCCGGCAGGTCTTGAGGCCCCAGCCATCGGCGTACAGGGTGACAGTCTTGGCGGTCCGCTTCATCACCACCCAGAACGTCTCAGCCTGGGCATCGGTGACCCAGCTCATGCGGTAGCAACGGCCGGTCTCAAAAGCAGCAACGGTGGTGGGATAGCTCATGGATCTCGGGGTGAAGGTGGTGGGGCCTCGCGGCCCCGGTTGCAATCAGGCCGCCAAAACCAGCACGGCGCCCCAGCTCTTAAGGTCGGCGCCGATCTTGGCGCGCTGCAGGAAGCTCACTTCCTCGGGCACCTGCACCACCCAGTCCATGCGGGTGATGTCGCCGGCGTGCAGCAGGGTGAAGCCGGCGGGGAAGTGAACTCCAAACCGGGCGGTCACCAGGTCCTCGGTGAGGCTGGTGACGGTGAAGGTCGTGGTCTTGGCCATCTGAGGCTCCGGGGTGGCGGGGGCATCGCTGCCCCTCTGACTCCTTAAGTATGCCATGACGACCGGCAGCGTGCGTCGGGTCGCGTCACAAGTCGAAACAATCAGGCCAGCATCCGGCGGACCGTAGTTCGGCTCACGCGGAGGCGCTGCGCAATCGCAGCCTGGGTCATGCCGCTCCGGCGCCAACGTCGCGCGCGCTGCTGGCGGGATTCGCTCAGCCACAGCAGCACGCCGACCACCACCAGCAGGGGGAACAGCAGCAGGTAGATCGCGGTCGTCGTCATGCCGCCTCCAGCCACTCTTGATCCACGCGGTAGCCGTCGCGCAGCAGGCGTCGATACAGCTGGCGTGCCCGGGGCTTCAGCATGGTGCGCTGCTGGCCGTCGTAGCAGACGTGGCGCAGCCGGCCGTCCTCGGATCTGAACAGCGTCTGCCAGGTCACGGTCATGACATCGCTCATGTCGTTTGACTCGAACGTGGCGACCCGTTGCGTGATCGTGCCGTCAGTGCCGGCCAGGGGCTCTGGCTCGCACGCCAGCGTGACGCGGGTCACGTTGTAGTCGCCCCAGCGGCTGCGGAAGGTGATGGCGCCCATCAGAACACCTCCCACAGCTTGTGCTCGCAGTAAGCCTGCTCCATGGCCATGCCCACAAAGGTGGCGTCGCCCATGCGCTCGGGCCGGCGCTCGGTGTCTTCCCAGCCGGCCTGGAAGCCGTAAGCGTAGGGAGGGTTGAAGTGGGCCTCGCCCAATTCGGCCAGCTCATCGCGCACAGCGCAGCGGCCGCCAACCCAGCGGCACTGGCCGTCGTTGGCGCGGCGGAAGCGCGCGCCGCGGCCATCCATGTAGCCCTGGTTGAAGCTCCCGCGTGGGGTCTGCATTTCAGTCGCGGGCTCTGGCCCGCCGTGTGGGCATCGCTGCCCTGAACTCCCTCAGTATGGGCTGGCGACTGGCAGCGTGCACAGTCGCCGTAACAAACCGACATGAATAGGGGCCGGGCCTCCGATACCGCATCTCGGCGAGTCGCACCCCAGGGCGATCGCGGCGGTGCCCATCCTTACGGGTAGGGCCGACCCGGCTTCCCTCAGGGTATGTCACCCATCGGACTGCTCACCACTTCATAGCGATCCAGCAGCCGCCGATACCGCCCACTCAGGAAGTTGCGCAGCGTTCCGGGGTGGACCTGCAGACGCTCAGCCCACTCGTTCTGCTGCCCGACGCGGATCATCACCTTCGCCTTCGGCTGCTGCAGATCCTTCAGCACCCAACGCGGATAATCACGCTCTGGCCGCGGCTCATCGCCAGGATGCTGTTTGATCCACCAGAGGAACGTCCCGCCAGCGCCATAGCTCACGTACTCGATCAGTCCATGCTTCCGCAGGCGCAGCATCGAAGCGTTGATGTTGGATCGGTGCGTGGCGAATCGCTCAGCCACGTCCGTCAGCAGATACCACCCGGGCCCGATTGCACTCAGGTGGACCAGGTTCAACACGTCATAGACCCCATAGCGCTCGCGCAGCTGGGTCAGATACTCAGGGTCGGTGATCATTAGGAGTCGGGGTAGATGGGCCCGCCCATCGCTGAACGGGCCCGGTCATCTCAGAAGGGTATGCCGTCATGGTCCGGCGGCACCTGCTGCACAACGACAGCTGGCGCACTTTGCTGCATTTGCACCGGTGCAGGCGCTGCTGGTGCAGATGCAACAGCCGGCGCTTGCTGGCCGGCGCTGCCGTCCCAGTTCGCGGGCTGCTGCTGGCGCTCGCCAAACTTCTCGATGTTCTCTGCGGTGAACACCTCGGCGATGCCGGTGCTGCCGTCCCGACGGGTGAAGATTTCAGGCGCCTCCACCCGGCCGAGCAGCAGCACGCTGTCGCCTTTCTTGACGTAGTTGCCCACGTACTCAGCAGCCTTGCCCCAGACCGCCACCTTCACCCAGCGGGGAGGGGCGTCTTTCTTGCCTTGCCGCACAGCGATGGTGAAGTTGGCCACCACGCTGCCAGTCTGCAGATACTTCAGCTCTGGGTCCCGGCCGAGGTTGCCGGTGAGTTGTCCGTTGAAAGCCATTGGGTGTCGAGTCGTTCGAAAGCGGTGATCCCCTCGATGGGGTAGAGAACCCGGGTGCCAACCCTGATGAAGGGCGGCCCTTTGCGCGCATGGCGCCAGTTCGCCAGCGTCTGATGGTTGAGCCGCCAGCGTTGGGCGAGCTCCTTCGGTGTCAGAAAAGCGTCAGTCATGGGCTGCCCTTAGAACGGATCCTCTACGTCGACCGTCTCCGCCTGCTGCACGGCCGGCGGTGTTGTTGTTTCTTCGACCCGCACTTCAACCGGCTCAGCATCTGCCTTGCTCAGGATCTGCTGGTTCAGCTGCTCAACAATGTCGGTAGGTGCCGTCGGGGACTGGTCGATGACCGTGACGGGCTTAACCCCCTGAGATGGGCGAGGTTGCGCTGTCGCAATCTCGTCATCAGTGCCGAGTCCTAGCAGCACTTCTGGACAGTGCAAGCGGATCAACCATGTTGCCGCTCGATACCGCAGCATCTGCTCAGGCATTGAGCGATACTTCGGGTTCTTTACCCATCCTTCTGCCTTTGCCGTCTGCATTGAAACGGTGGCTGAGACCTGTTCGCCGGTGACCCTCACAATTCCGTGAGCAGTCACTTCAAGGTCATCGCCAGCGCCTTTGCTCGACCACGTAATCGGTCCAGCAAACGGTCCGCGCTGATTCGCCAGGCCGATCGCAAAGCTCGCGCTGAACCCTGCACGGCCGTTCACTACCTGCAGGTTCTGCAATGCCAGCAGCGGATTTACCTCCAGCTGCTGCGCCATCATCAGCGCCACCATGCAGTCCTCAGGCTTCCCCTGGAAATGCGGCGGCACCATCCGGCTGGCGCTGAACGCCTTGGCCACGCGCCAGATGTGGTTGAACGCTTCGCCGTCGTGCAGGAACGCCAGCGGTGCTGGCTGCTGCGCCTGGGTCTGCGTCGATAGTGCGGTTGATTCGGTCATCGGTGAGCTTGGATGAAACGGAACATTCGGTCGATTGCGTCTTGGTCGGCTTCGCTCAACTCATCCAGGATCTGGATGGTGGCGGCCATGTGCTCTAACGCTTGCAGCGCCTCGATCACAGTCGGCGGCTCAAGGAACTGCAGAGCGTCAGGCAGCACAGGAGGGGGGCGGGTGTAGTCCATCACTTCCTCACAGCTAAGTAGGCGATCCCCAGCGCAATCGACCACACCAGCAGCAGGCCGACTTCAGTCATCGCACCACCGCGGCAGGTCTAGGGGTTGGATCGTGTCGGCGTAGCCCGGCCACTTGCCGCTCGCTTTGCACTCAGCAATCAGCGCCAGGTTTTGATCAGCCGCGCGGCCACCGGCGGCCACCATCTCAGGCGTCGCCACATAGACCGCCACCAGGTACGGCGGGGACTTCTCAACTGCCACGAACAGGAACTGCTCAGCGCCGGTCCCGCGGAGATACCAGTGGCTCTGCACGTGGTAGCGGAACTTGGCCACTGACTGCGCAAAGGTCCGCGCGTCAGCGTGCTCGGTGGTTTTCACATCAACCACCAGGCGGCCGTCAGCACTGCGCCAGTCCGGGCGGCACTTGCAGTCCTGCTCGGTGGCGTCATCACGCCAGCGCACAGTCTGCTCAACCTGGCCCGGCAGCTCCAGCAGGAACCGGCTGGCCGGGTGCTTGTGCACAGCGTCGGCCATGCGCCGCACTGCATCCACGTCGTCCTGCTTGAGCAGGATCTTGCCCTCAGCCTTGGCTTCCCACTCAGCCCACGCCTTGGTGCCGCGGCGGATCTGCGGTGCCACCACGTACTGCTCATCGAATAGGTGCGGCTCAAGGATTGCGGTGTGAGTCGCTGAGCCCAACACCATCGCTGGCGTTGGCTCCTGCTGCACGCGGTTCGGGTCCAGGAATTTCGCCCAGTAGTGCGCCGGGCTCTTGGCCACCTCATCGAGATGGCTTTTGCCGATCACCATCGTCAGCGCGTGGTACTCGGCGTTGCTCAGGACTTCTTTCCCAGCAACCTCATCTCCCATACTCAGGCATCCTTCGGGGCACTGGCCGACCATAGACATTCCCTGCACGTCCCGCCCCGTCCTGTTGCATAACTTCGCAACCTATTGATTCTGCACACCTTTTGCCCTTAAGTAACCACTCAGTCAAGGCGTAACTCTTTCACCCATGCGAGTAACCCTCAGGCCCTACCAGGAGGCCGGAGTGACACAACTGCGCTACGAGTATTGGCAAGGCAGGAAATCAGTCCTGTACTGCCTGCCCACTGGCGGAGGCAAAACAGTGGTCTTCAGCCACATCGCCGAAAGCGCCGCGCGCAAGGGCAACCGCATCTGCATCCTGGTGCACCGCCAGGAGCTGGTCTCCCAGTCATCCGACAGCCTGACGAACATCGGCGTGGCGCACGGCGTCATCGCTGCTGGCACCCCCATGGACCTCAGCCACAGCGTTCAGGTCGCCAGCGTCCAGACCCTGGTGCGGCGCCTGCACAAGATCCCGCCCAACTTCTTTCAACTGCTGGTGGTCGACGAAGCTCACCACGCGGTCGCCGGCAGCTGGGCCACCGTCATCCAGCACTACGCCGACGCCAAAGTGCTGGGCGTCACCGCAACGCCCGAACGTCTCGACGGCCGCGGCCTGGGCGACATCTTTGACGCCCTGGTGCTGGGCCCCGACGCGCGCTGGCTCACCGACAGCGGCTTCCTGGCGCCCGCCCGCATCTTTGCCCCGCCGGCTGAGCTCGACTTCAGCGTCATGCGCCGCCAGATGGGCGACTACCGCATGGATGACGCCGAAGAACAGGTGATTCGCGCCAAGTTCATCGGTGACGTGGTGGCCCACTACCGCCGCCATCTCGAGCCCGGCACTGCGATCGCTTTCTGCTGCTCAGTCCGTCATGCCCAGGCCATGGCTGATACCTTTCAAAGCGCCGGCATCCGCGCCGCTTCCCTTGACGGCAAGACCCACAAGGATGAGCGCAAGGCCATGATCGCCAAGCTCGGCACCGGCGAAATCCAGGTGCTGTGCTCCTGCCAGATCATCAGCGAAGGCACTGACGTGCCCACAGTCGGCGGCGCCATCCTGGTGCGCCCCACCGACAGCCTCAGCCTCTACCTCCAGCAGGTGGGCCGGTGCCTGCGCCCAGCGCCCGGCAAGGAGCACGCCATCATCCTCGATCACGTTGGCAACGTGCAGCGATTCGGCCTGCCAACTGACTCGCGCGACTGGTCACTCGAAGGCCGCAAGCGCAAAACCCGCCAGGGTGACGACGCCGCACCGGTCAAGGTGTGCCCGGCGTGCTTCAGCGTTGTGTCATCCACCGTCACCATCTGCGACGCCTGCGGTCATGCGTTCGAGCGCAAGGCGCGCACCGACGTGACCCGTGACGACATCAACCTGATCGAAATCACTGACATCGCCCGCGGCGACTACAACTTCTCAGATCGCCGCCGCCTCGTTTCACAGGCCCGCACATTGCAGGAGCTTGAAGAGCTGGCTCAGGAGTTCGGCTACAAGCGCGGCTGGGCCTACAAGATCTACACATCACGCCAAGTCCGCAGGTATGGCACCTAGCCATGAGCTCGCTGTTCAGAACAGCATCCGCCTCGCGCTCGGTCGCGGCAACGTGCGCCTGTTCCGCAACAACACCGGCGCGCTCAAGGATGCCCAAGGCCGCCTCGTCACCTTCGGCCTCTGCCCTGGCAGCTCAGACCTCATCGGCTGGCGCACGATCACCATCACCCCCGACATGGTGGGCCGGCAGCTCGCCGTCTTCACCGCCATCGAGGTCAAGGACAAAGGCCGCGCCACAGCGCAACAGCAGCAGTTCATCAGCGTCGTGCAGCAGGCCGGCGGCATCGCTGGTGTCGCCCGCTCGATCGAAGACGCCACGGCTATCCTGGACGCCGTGTAACAGATCATTAACTTCCCGTTGTGACGCGGAACCGCGCCACATACGCTCGGCCCGCACCTCAACGCCAGCGATGGCCCCCCTTTCCCCAGACCAGTGCCTCAAGCGCCTCAGGCAGCTCTACCGCGATGCCATGAAGTGCACCCCAGACTCAGATCAGGCCGCAATCGATTGGGCCTATCAGGTTGAAACCTGGGCTACCCAGCAGATCGCTCACCGCGGTTGGAGCTTTCAGGCCGCCGAGGCCGTGGTCCGCAGCACACGCATCATCCGCAAGCGTGCCACCATCGCAGCGCAGGAGGCCGCGCTGTGACCGTTGCCGAGTTCCGTGAGTCCATTGGCTTTGCTGCTGGCGTCTCCTATGAGCGCCGCCGCATTTATGAGCTGATCAAGGGCCGCGTCGCCACTCTCAACGCCTGGGCCGGCCAAGGCATCCCCAAGGCCACCATCGAACGCCTCACCTCAGAGCTGCACCTGCTGCTCACCGCGCTCGACGAGGCGCCCTGACTCATGGTGCTGCTCGATCAACTCCAGGCCCTGCCTGATGAATGGGGCCTGGTCGCCGTGGGCGACAACAAACGCCCTTACCAGCACGAGTGGCAGAAGCATCCCCTCACCAAGGCTGAGGTCGCCGCCGAGATCAACGCCGGCCGCGCCAAGGCCGTTGGCGTCATCGCTGGCCCCGCCTCTGGTGGCTTGCTGTTCGTTGACCATGACGGCGTTAGCGCCTCAGAAGTCCTGGACCGCATAGGGGCACCCCTCCGCACTCTGCCCAAATCATGGGCAATGACCTCAGGCCGTAACGGCCGCTTTCAGGTCATCTACCGCGTACCTGAGCGCTATTGGGATCACCTCCACACCAAGCGCATCAAATCCGGCAAGCAGGATGAAGAGGGCAACAACGAGCAGCTGGAGCTCCGCTGGACTGGCTGCCAGTCCGTGGTCATCGGCGCACACCCCAGCACACAGGGCTACCGCTGGCTCAAAGGCCGCGCTCCCCACGAGCTGCCCATCGCTGAAGCGCCCACCGCGCTGATTGAGCAGATGCTGCGCCTTCGCCCGCAGCAGGATGCCGCACCGCTTCTGGCGCCGCCCACCGGCGGCCTCTCAGATAGTGAGCGCGCCCGCCAATACCTCGCCGCACTCAGCAGCGCACGCGCTGACGACTACGACACCTGGCTGCAGGTGGGCATGGCCCTTCACAGCGTCGGTGACGACTCACTGCTCGCTGACTGGGAGGCGTTCTCACGCGCATCAGCCAAGAACAAGCCCCAGGACTGCGAACAGAAGTGGCGGTCGTTTTCTGCCGGCACTTCAGGCATCACCCTTGGCACCCTGGGCCAGCTGGCCAAGCAAGACGGCTGGCAGCCGCCCAGCAAGTCCAAATCAAAGCCCGCACCAGCACCCCCGTCAGCACCGCGCGCCTCCACGCTCCACGGCACCGTTGAGCCGGCCGACAACGAAACCGCAAGCATCAAACCCCAAAAGCTGGAGGCCATTGAGCTGCTCCAAAGGCTCCGGGCCAGCAGTGAGTCTATTCGTTACAACGTCTTCACCCAGCAGATCGAAATCAAGGGCGAAGTCATGCAGGGCGCTGAGCGCTTCTACCTGCAGCTCGCTGAGATGGGCTACAAGGTCTCAAAAGAGCTGGCCATGGACTGCCTGGTGCAGGTGGCCAATGAGCACCCATACGACCCCGTGCGCCTTTACCTCGAGCACGTGGCCGAAACCGTTCAGCCCGCCTACATCGACGCGCTGGCAACCACCTACCTCAGGCCAGGTGACGCCCCCGGCAGCCTCTACGACGAGATGCTCAAGCGCACCCTCATCGCTGCGGTCAAACGCATCTTTGAGCCTGGCTGCAAACACGACACTGCCTGCGTCCTCATGGGTGACCAGGGCGCGCGCAAATCCACCTTCTGGAACGTGCTCGGCGGCACGTGGTTCTCAGATGCCCTGCGGGACATCACCTCAAAGGATGACCTGATGGTGCTGCACCGCTCCTGGCTCATGGAGTGGGCTGAGCTGGATCACATCACCTCCAAGAAACACGCCGGCCAGGTCAAAGCCTTCCTCAGCCAGGCGACCGACCTGTTCCGCGTGCCCTACGGCAAGGCCACAGAAGCCTTCCCCAGGCGCTGCGTCATCGTTGGGTCAACCAACCGCAGCACCGGCTTCCTGGTGGATGAGACCGGCAACCGCCGCTTCTGGGTCATCCCCACCACCAAGACCATTGATGACCCCATCGACATCCCCGGCCTGCTGCTGGAACGTGACGCCATCTGGGCCGCGGCCGTACAGGCCTACAGGGCCGGCGAAACCAGCTTCCTCAACAGTGCCCGAGAGCAAGAGGTAGCCAACGAAAACCAGGACTACTTGGTGACCAACCCCTGGCAGCCCGCCATCGAAGGCTGGCTGGCCCGGCAGTTCCCCGGTGACCCCATCACCACCGAAGCGATCCTCACTGACGCAGTGGCCAAGCCCATCGAACGGCAGACCAAGCATGACCAGATGCAGGTGGCCGACATCCTCAAGCGCCTGGGCTACGACCGCCGCAGGGCCATGGTCACCGGGCAGAGGCAGTGGCGGTGGTTCAAGGTGGCGTGACCTGATTGCCCTACCTGTGCCCCTTAGGTGGGGCACCCTGAGAACCCTGTCAGTGACAGGGTTTTTTCATGGATTGCCCTACCTGCCCTACTGCCCTACCTTTTGCCCAAACTACCCCCAGGTCTATGCCCTTACCCCCTATTTCTACTTTTACCCTTCTAGGTAGGGTAGGTAGGGTAAGTAGGGCAATCCATTGCAGCGCAAGGCTTCTGAAGGGTGCCCTACCTGCCCCACCTCCCCCTGAGGTAGGGCAATGAGGTAGGGCAGCGCTCCCGCCTAGCCTGGGCCTATCGGAGGGCCATCCCATGGCACGCATCGACATCACCGCCACCGTCCTGGGCGACAAGGAGCTGGTGGCTGCCCTGCAGCGCATGAGAAGCCACGACGTGGACAAGGCCGTGCGTGATGGCGTGCGCTATGCCGCACGTGGTGGCCGCACCGCCATCGCCAAGAACATCGGCGCGCACTACAGCCTCGCTGCAGGCCGCATCAAACAGGACGTGACACAGCCCAGCTTCCAGGAGGGGGGCAAGGTGGCCGTGATCCGCACCATGCGGAAGCCCATCACCGCCATGCAGTTCAAGGCGCGCGAGACGCGCAAGGGCCTGAGCATGAGCATCTACCGCGGGCAGCGCACCGTGGTGAAGTCAGGCTTCATCGCTAAGGGCAAGCCCTTCAAGCGCACAGGCAAGGAGCGCTATCCCCTGGACGTGATCCATGGCCCGTCCATCCATGCCATCTACACCGGGGGCAGGCACGCCGAGGCGATCAGCAGCGCCACTGAGCAACGCATCCAGGAGCAGCTGGAGAAGGGCATCCTGCGAAGCCTCCAGAGCATGAGCAGGGGCTTCGGCCGCAGCTGACCCCCGCCCCCTCCGGGTCCTTCCTGGCCTGCGACAGTGCGGGGCCGCGCACCGCCGTTTTTTCGTAGCGTCTGAAATCAAAGCGGGTTGCCGGGGCGGCCGAGACCCCAGGCCCTGACTGGGGTTCTCAACAGGCCTCGTCTATTGCAAAAGCCTGCTGTCGCAACGTGAGTCTCGCCAGGCCGTTTTCTGATCAGAAGTTATGCGGCGGGACGAGCGTGCAGAGTTGCGTCGGTTGCGCAACCATGGCCCAATGCCGCAGCTAATCTCTGACCACCCCACCGCAACGCATGGCAGCCAAACTCAAGCCGGCGATGGCCAACCGCATAGAGGTGTGGCCCATCGAAAAGCTGGTGCCTTACGAGCGCAACGCCCGCACCCACAGCGCAGCGCAGGTGGCGCAGCTGGCGGCGAGCATCACTGAGTTTGGTTTCGTCAACCCGATCCTGGTGGACACCGGCGCTGGCGTAATCGCCGGGCATGGGCGGCTGGCCGCGGCCAAGGACCTGGGCCTCAAGGAAGTGCCGGTGGTGGTGCTCGATCACCTGAGCCCTGAGCAGCGCAAGGCGTATGTCATCGCCGACAACAAGCTGGCGCTGAACGCCGGCTGGGACATGAGCCTGCTGCAGGAGGAAGTGATCGGCCTGCAGCTGGCAGACTTTGACCTGAGCCTGCTGGGCTTCGACGAGTCAGAGCTGGAGGGCCTGCTGGGCGACGACGACCTGGAAGATGGCGTGGACGCCCGTGACGCGGTGGACGAGCACGATGACGCCAACACGCAGGTGGTGATCGGCAGCTACCGATTCCCGCTGGACCGCGACGCCTACTTCCAGTGGCGGGACGCCATCCGTGAGGAAGTGGGCTTCGAGGAAGACGACATCAAAGCCGAGATTCGCCGCCGCCTGCAGATCCCCGAATGACGATCAAGCTGGTGCCACTGGGTGAGCTGAACCCGTCGGCCTACAACCCGCGCACGGCTGACCCGAAGCGGCTGGACCTGATTGAGCTGAGCCTGCGCAAGCTGGGTTTCGTGCTGCCGGTGTTCGCCGACGCCACGGGCGAGATCCTCAGCGGTCACCAGCGCCACCTGGTAGCGACCCGCATGGGCCTGTCGGCGATGCCGGTGATGTTCACGAAGCCGCTGGACCTGGCGAAACGCAAGAGCATCAACATCGCGTTCAACCGCGGCACCAACGACATGGCGGCGGTCGACACACCGGCCAGCATGACGGAAGCGCTGCAGCGCGCGGACATTCAGGGGCTGGCTGCGAAGCTGCCGGACCGCGAGGGCGATGACCTGTTCCCGTGCATGGCGGCGACGCCGGTGCGGGTGAAGGAGCTCACGAAGGTCAACAACGGCCGGTGGGTGCAGTACGCGAAGAACACGGCCCGGGTGCTGGCCGGTCACGGCGTGACAATGCCGATCGTTTGCACCAGGGACAACGTGGTGGTGAACGGCATCGGCCGGCTGGAGTACGCGGCCGAAAAGGGCATCGAGACAGTGCAAGTGGTCTACATCACTGAGGCGGAGCGGGACTTCACCTACGCGATGCTCAACTACCTCACGATGGATTTCAACATCCACGAGAGATACGAGGACCTGCTGCGATACAACAGCTTCCGCCGCAGCCGCGGAGCTCGCAGCTACCTGGGCCGGTGCTTCACCTTCCCGCTGCTGGGGCACAAGAGCAGCAAGACGTTTGACGTGAACCAGCCCGAGAGCCGGGCGCTGTGGATCAAGACGTTCGGGCGGACCGTGCTGGACTTTGGCGCGGGCACGTTGAGCGAGACGCGCATCCTGCAGGGCGTGGGTGTGGATTGTGTGCCGTTCGAGCCGTTCAGGCTGGACGGGGAGACGATTGACCGGGCGAAGAGCGTGGCGACCACCCGTGAGTTTTTCGCACGTGTCGCAGACGGGACTCAGTTCGACGCAATTTTTTTGAGCGCGATCATGAACTCGGTGCCCTTCTACCAGGACCGGGTGCACATCCTGCGGATCATCGCGGCGCTATGCGGTCCCCGCACCCGGGTCTACGCGGTGAGCGCCAGCACTGACCAGACCGGCTATGAGCTGACGGCGGGCCGGCAGTATCTGAACAAGGGCGACGCCAGCCGGTTGCAGTTCAGGTTGGACTACGAGCCACGGGTGACGATCGCCGACTTCAGCGAAACGCCCAAGGTGCAGAAGTATCACACGCCGGAAGAATGGTACGAGCTGTGGAAACAACAGTTCGAGAAGGTCAAAGTAACTGAAAGCGCAAACAATGTTGAATGCATCTGCGGGAAACCGATCAAACCAAGCGATGAAGATCTAAGTGCTGCACTTTGTTTCGAGTTCGACTTGCCGTATCCTGACGGCCATAGAATGGACCTGGCTAAAGAGGCACTTGCCGCTTTCGGCCAGCGATTGAAGCGCGAGCTTCCTTACCCCAAGCGATGACTGACACAATCCTGTTGGACCTCAACAGCACCTACGCCGGCAACGCCAGCGAGGTGCACATCATGAACAAGGGCATCTACTACGTGGCCCGCGAGACCTATCGCAGCTGGCTGACCGAGCTGCTGCGCGGCCGGCACGTGATCATGATGACGAGCCGGCCCGAGAGTTACCGCATCCAAACGCTGGAGCACATCCGCGAGCTTGAGAACTGGCTGCCCGACCTGGCGCTGTTCAATCGGTGGCGCCTGCGAGCGCCGGACGCGAAACTCAAGATGCTGCAAGAGGTGGTGTTCCCGCAGTTCGGCACGCCGGATCAGCGGAGCTACCTGGCGATCGAAAGCAACTACAAGACCCAGGACATGTTCAAGCGCCAGGGCATCCGCACAACCACGCAGCAGGAAGTCAACGCCAACGCTGGGCTGCTCGAGGGGCCGCCAGCGATGGTCACGAACCTGAGCCTGTTCTGATGGAGATTCCCAGTAACTGGACCTTTGAGACCGCTGAGGTCGCTAAGGGCTTCGACCGGCACGTGCGTGAGCAGCTGCCGTGGTACGACCTGGCGACCAACGCGATCACCCACATTGCCCGCCACTACATCAGCGAGGGCGGGCTGGTGTACGACGTGGGTGCAGCTACTGGGAACATCGCCCGCGCTTTGCAGCCGGTGCTCGACGACCGCGGCGCGCGGATCATCAACATCGAGCCATCGGCGGCAATGGTTGAGAAGTTTGACGGCCCTGGCGAAGTGATCTGCGCCAGGGCTGAAGACGTGATCTACGAAGGGTTCGACCTGGCGGTGGTCTTCCTGACGCTGATGTTCATCGAGCCGCGCCGTCGCGTGCGGGTGATGAACCACTTGCGCCAGTCATGCCGACCAGGTGGAGCCATCATCGTGTTCGACAAGCTGGAGCCGGCGGGTGGCTACCTAAGCACGGTGTTCTACCGGTTGACGCTCGCGGGCAAGCGCGCTGCGGGTGTGCCGCCGGCGGAGATCATCGAAAAGGAGCTGAGCCTTTCAGGCGTGCAGCGCCCGATCAACGAGGGGCAGCTGAGCGGTAACGCGCACCTGTGGTTCAAGTTCGGCGACTTCGCCGGCTGGGTGATTGAAAGGCCGGCGTGATGCGGCAAGGTCCCCTGCTGCATCTCACCTGGTCGGGGCTTGACGCGGCGGTGGATCTGATCGCGGCGCAGTGCCGTTGGCGTGAGCGCTCTGGGGTGTGGAGCTCATCCGCCGAGGGGCAAGTGCTGGCGTTGGCGTTGGCCGACCGGCTTTCGCTGACACTGCTGGCGCTGCCGACCCCGGGGATGCTGCAGGTCGATGCGGTGATCAACAGGCTGCGGCCGACGGGATTGGAAGACGTTGAGCACTGGGCCTGGGTGGACGCGACGCCAGAGTGCACGGTCAACTCTGCAATGAAGGTGACGCCCGGCACGTTCGTGATGCTGCCTTGGCAGGATGCCCGAGCCTGCTGCAGACGACCGTTCGTCACCGGGTTCGATGATTGAAGTGGCAAGCGTCGGTTACGGCTGCCAGTGGGGGAAGGATGGTCACGTGCGGGCCTGGCCGCTGCGCGTGACGATCGGCGCGAGGGGTGAGGAAACCACGGTCGACGAAATGCTGGAAGGCCGCGGCTACACGGTCATGCACCGAGGGCAGCTGCTGGAGCTGATCGTGGACATGGCAACGCTGCGCACGCCAATCGAGCTGTGTTCAGCGGTGAAGCTGTGCGGAGACCCGCCGGTGGAGCTGTTCTGGGATCTGCTGCGGCTCGGCTATGACGTGGCCATCGTGCAGCAGTGATGCAAGTTTCGGTCGCGGAGTATGCGCGGATGGCCGGGGTGAGCCCGCAGGCAATCCGCAAGGCGATCAAGGAAGGCCGGCTGTCGAAGTCGGTCACGCAAGACGGCCGGGCTTACGTGATCGACCCGGTGTTGGCCGACAAGGAGTACGGCCGCAACACGGCGATGGAGCAACGCCGCACGGCGGAGCAGATCAACGCCGGCAAGGCCAGGGCAAGGGGCGAGGAAGTCGGCGAGGGCCTGGGCGTCAACTACAGCAAGGCGCGCGCCTACGGCGAGGGCTTCAAGGCAAAGCTGCTGGAGCTGGAGTACCGGGAGAAAGCGGGGCAGCTGACCCGCACCGACGACGTGAAGAACGCGACCTTCAAGGTGATGAGGCTGTTCCGCGATGCAGTGCAGAACATCCCGATCCGGGTGGTGAACGAGCTGGCAGCAGTGATGGGCGACGTGCCTCCGGAGAAGCGGCACGACATGATGCTGATCATGCAGCGCGAGATCAACCGAGCGCTGGAGCAACTCGCAGATAGCAGTGGCCCTCGCTGACGCCTACTCACTGGTCTGGGAAGCGGCATCGGGAGCCATCAGGCCAGACCCGCTGCTGACGGTGAGCGAGTGGGCTGACAACCATCGGTTCCTGAGCCAGCGGGCGAGCGCAGAGCCCGGGGCGTGGCGAACGGACCGGACCCCCTATCTGCGCGAGGTGATGGACTGCCTATCGGCAACGAGCCCGGTCGAAAAGGCGGTGTTCATGAAGGGCGCCCAGGTGGGCGGAACGGAGGCGGGCAACAACTGGCTGGGCTACGTGATCGACAACTGCCCAGGGCCGATGCTCATGGTGCAGCCGACGGTGGAGATGGCGAAGCGCAACAGCAAGACGCGCATCGCCCCGCTGATCGAGGAAAGCCCCAGCCTGCGGGAGAAGGTGCGCGACCCCAGGAGCCGGGACAGCGGCAACAGCCTGCTGGCCAAGGAGTTCCCGGGCGGCGTGGTCGTCATGGCCGGAGCCAACTCGGCGGCGGGCCTGCGCTCGATGCCGGTGCGGTTCCTGTTCCTGGATGAGCCGGACGCCTACCCCGGCGACGTGGACGGTGAGGGTGACCCGTGCACGCTGGCTGAGGCGCGCACCCGGACCTTTAGCCGGCGGAAGGTGTTCTACGTGAGCACGCCGACGCTGGCGGGACGCAGCCGGATCGAGCGTGAGTTCCTCGAAAGCGACATGCGGTTTTTCGAGGTGCCGTGTCCGCTGTGCGGCAGCTACCAGCAGCTGGTCTGGGAGCAGATGAAGTGGGAGGAAGGGCGGCCTGAGACAGCGCGTTATCAGTGCGCCCACTGCGATGAGCAGTTCGAGGAGCACCACAAAAACAAGATCTTGCCGCGCGGGCAGTGGGTGCCTCAGAACCCGGAGGGCAAGTGGCGTGGCTACCACATCAGCTCGCTTTACAGCCCGCTGGGATGGTTCAGCTGGAAGGAGTGCGTGGAGGCGTTCACCCAAGCGCGCAAGACCGACGAGGCCATGCGCGTGTTTCAGAACACGATCCTGGGCCTTACCTACGCCGACACCGGCGAGGCGCCGGACTGGGAGCTGCTCTACGGCCGACGCGAAAACTATCCGATCGGCCAGGTGCCTGACCCGGTTGTGTTCCTGACGGCGGGCGTCGACGTGCAGAAGGACCGCATCGAGCTGGAGGTCGTGGGCTGGGGGCGCAACCTGGAGAGCTGGTCGATCGACTACGCGGTGCTGCACGGTGACACGGCCTCAGATGAGGTGTGGGAGCAGCTGAGCGCGGTGGTGCGGCAGGACTACGGGCGCATGGATGGGATGCGGCTGCCGATCAGGATGGCGGCGGTGGACACCGGCTTCCGCACCCAGGAGGTCTACCGCTGGGTGAAGTCGCAGAGCGCGCTGCGGGTGATGGCGGTGAAGGGCCGTGAGCAGCAGGCGACGATCATCAGCCAGCCGAGCACGGTTGAGGTGACGATCCGCGGCAAGCGCATCAGGGGCGGCATCAAGGTGTGGCCGGTGGGTGTGAGCGTGGCCAAGTCAGAGCTCTACGGGTGGCTGCGGCGCAGGTTGCCGTCCAACCTGGAAGAGGGCCTGCCCTACGGGTGGTGCCACTTCCCGCAGCACACCGAGGAGTATTTCAAGCAGCTGACCGCTGAGTCGCTCGTGAGCCGGATTGTGCGCGGTTACCAGAAGTACCAGTGGGAGAAGACCCGAGACCGCAACGAGGCGCTGGACTGCCGGGTCTACAACCGGGCCGCGGCGATGGCGATCGGTGCAGACCGGTGGGACGACAAGCGGTGGGAGTATGAGGCGGGGCAGTCGTTCAACGGCATGGCCACGGTTTCAGCGCAAACGGCGCAGGTTTCGCAGCAAAGCCCGATCAAACGTCGCAAGAGCACGTTCCTTTGAGGGCGATAGCATGACCCAAGGAGGTGGCCAGAATGTCACTGTTCAGTGAGGCAGGGCTACAGGCGATCGAAGAAGCGATCGCTGGCGGCTACCTGGAAGTGGAATACGACGACAAGCGGGTGAAGTACCGCAGCCTGAGCGAGCTGCTGCAGGTGCGGGACATGATCCGCAGCAAGCTGAACGGCGGCACACAGAGCCGTCGGTACGTGAGCTTCTCGAGGGACTACTGATGAACCCGCTGGATCAGTTCATCGCAGCGGTGAACCCCATCGCAGGTCTGCGACGTGAGCGTGCGCGGCTGCAGCTTGATGCAGTGCGCAAATACGACGGCGCAAGCCGCGGCCGGCGGACCGATGGGTGGCGCACCCAGGGCACCAGTGCCGACGCTGCTGCAGCGCCTGGGCTGAAGCTGCTGCGCGATCGCAGCCGCGACCTGGTGCGCAACAGCCCCTACGCGGCGAAGGCCGTGCAGGTGATCGTCAGCAACGTGATCGGCACGGGCATCGTGGCCCAGGCCCGGGCACAGCGCAGCCGCCGGCGGAGCCAGCAGTTCACCGATCTGTGGCAGGGCTGGGCGCTTGACCCGCGCCAGTGTGACTACGACGGGCGGCACGACTTCTACGGCCTGCAGGCGATCGCACTGCGGGCAGTGGTGGAATCGGGCGAGGTGCTGATCCGGCGCCGCACTCCGCCTGCCGGCAGTGGGCAGCGCGTGCCGCTGCAGCTGCAGCTGATGGAGCCCGACTACCTGGACACCACGAAGGACGTGGCGCTCGACAACGGCGGGCTGATCAAGCAGGGCATCGAGTACGACGCCAACGGCAAGCGGGTGGCCTACTACCTCTACACAGAGCACCCTGGCGAGCAGCACCTGCGGGTGACGATGGCGCTGAGCAGCCGGGTGCCGGCTGAGGAAGTCCTGCACGTCTACCGCCAGGATCGCCCCCACCAGAGCCGTGGTGTTCCCTGGGCATCACCGATCATCATCCGGCTGCGGGACTTCGACGACTACAGCGACGCGCAGCTGCTGAAGCAAAAGATTTCCGCTTGCTTCGCAGCCTTCGCTGTGGATACTGAGTCGCCTGACAGCGGCATGGGCACTGAGCTGATCGACAAGCTTGAGCCCGGCGCGATCGAGATTCTCCCCCCTGGCAAAGACATCCGTTTCAGCAACCCGCCGACGGTCGGCGAGTTCGACAAGATCACCCGGCAGTACCTGCTGCAGATCGCGGCTGGCTTCGGCATCACCTACGAAGCGCTGACCAGCGACCTGAGCGCGACAAACTTCAGCAGCGCCCGCCTGGGCTGGCTTGAGTTTCAGCGCAACATCGAGAGCTGGCGCTGGCAGATGCTGGTGCCGCAGATGTTGAACCCGATCTGGCAGTGGTTCAGCAACGCAGCAAGCGTGAACGGCATCCGCATGGAGGGCATCAACGCGCAGTGGACTCCGCCACGGCGCGAGCTGATCGACCCCAGCAAGGAAATCAAAGCCACTATCGAAGCGGTGCGCGGCGGCCTGATGAGCCTGAGCGAGGCGATCCGTGAGTACGGCTACGACCCTGAAGAAGTGATGCTGGAGATGCAGCAGGACAATGAGCTGATGGACAAGCTCGGCCTAGTGCTCGACAGCGACCCGCGAAAGACCACTGGCGCCGGCAATGCTCAGCAAACGCCAGGCCAGGACGGCGGCGAGGATCCCAACGCCTAACCTGGGTAGAATCGAGACGCTGATGCTATCGCCATGAGCGAAGAGCTACTGCAAACCCGAGCGATGTTCGCACCCGAAACCGTGAACGCGGAAGCGCGCACGGTCGAAGTGGTGTGGACTACAGGCGCCAGGGTTCAACGCTACGGCATGGACGGCTCCTACTTGGAGGAGTTGTCGATGGATGCGAAGGCGATCCGCATGGACCGCCTGAACGCCGGTGCCCCACTGCTGAACAGTCACAGTGCTGCTCAACTCTCCGACGTTGTCGGAGTAGTGGAGCGCGCCTGGCTGGACGGCAATGAAGGCCGCGCCGTGGTGAGGTTTTCCAGCCGTGATGACGTTGAGCCCATCTTTCGAGATGTGCGCGACGGCATCATTCGGTCGATTTCAGTCGGCTACCGCGTCTGGAAGTACGAGCGTTCTGAAGAGGGGGGAACCCCTGTGATGCGCGCAGTGGACTGGGAACCGCACGAGCTATCCCTGGTCCCGATCCCGGCAGATGCCCGGGCCCAGGTGCGTTCGGAAGACGCCCCTAAACTTGAAACCGAGCCTGAAAAGGACAGCCCAATGGACGAAATCCGCGAACTGGAGGGCGCCACCACTCCTGAGGCCCCCGAGCCTCAGGTGCGTGCCGCTTCCCCCGAGGACATCCAGGCTGCCATTGCCACTGAGCGTCGTCGGGTAGCGGAGATCCGCCGCTCCGTTCGCGCCGCTGGGTTGGACATGGCCCTGGCAGATCAAATGGAGCAGGACGGCACCACTGTGGATGCCGCCCGCGCTGCCGTCATCGACAAGATGGCCGAGCGTGAAGCTGCCGCCCCCACCCGCACTCACGTGCAGGTGCTGGCCGATGAAGGCCAGAAGCGCAGCGAGTGCATGACCGCCACCCTGGAGGCCCGTTGCGGGCTGCGCCAGTGGGACGATCAAGCCCGCGCCTATGGCCACAGCAGCCTGATGGACATGGCCAAGGACGCCCTCGTGCGTTCTGGCGTGAACCTGGTGGGCCTGAGCAAGAGCGAGATCGCTGGCCGTGCAATGCACAGCACCAGCGACTTCCCGCTGCTGCTCAGCAACATCGCCAACAAGAGCCTGCGCGGCGCTTACGAGGCTGAAGCTCAGACCTTCCGCCCCCTGGCCCGTCAGCGCAACCTGCCCGACTTCAAGCCCGTGTACGAGCTTGAGATCGCCGGCCAGATCACTCCCGAGCCCCTGCTCGAGGGTGGCGAGTACAAGGCCGCGACCGTGCAGGAGCAGCAGAGCTCCTGGCGGATCTACACCTACGGCAAAAAGATCGCCGTTACCCGCCAGCTGATCATCAACGATGATCTGGACGCCCTGAGCCGCATCCCCCAGATGATCGGCCGCGGCATGAGCCTGTTTGAGTCCAACGAGGTGTGGAAGCTCATCACTTCCAACGCCGCGATGAGCTACGACAACAAGGCTCTGTTCCACAACGATCACAAGAACCAAGGTTCTGGCGCGATCGGTGTGAACGCCATCAGCGAAGCTCGCAAGAAGCTGCGGAACCAGAGCGACATCGCCGGCAACCGCATCAACCTGCGCCCCACCTACCTGGTGGTGCCCACTTCGCTGGAGACCGCAGCTGAGCAATTCCTCAGCCCGATCCAGCCCACGCAGACCAGCAACGTCAACATCTTCACGCAGAAGCTGCAGCTGATCGCTGAGCCCCGCCTGGATGATGCGAGCGAGGCTGTCTACTACGTGACCGCCAGCCCCGAGCAGATCGACATGATCGCTTTCGGCTACCTGGATGGCGAAGCTGGTCCCCAGGTGGAGACTGTCAACGAGCGCGATCCCGACGGGACCGTGATCTACGCACGTCTCGACTTTGGTTGCACCCTGCTCAACCACCGGGGCTTCTACAAGTCCACCGGCGTCTGAGGTACTGACCCATGAAGAACTACGTTCAACACGGCGAAAAAGTCGACATCACCGCTCCTTACGCGGTGAGCTCTGGCGGCGGCGTGCTGGTGGGTGCTCTGTTCGGTGTAGCTGTTGTGGACATCGCCAACGGCGGTGTCGGCACCATCTCCACCGAAGGCGTGTACGAGCTGGCAAAGTCCACCGGTGCTGGCACCGATGGCGCCTTCGGGGCGAAAGCCTACTGGGACAACACCGCCAAGAAGGTGACCGGCGCTGCCTCTGGCAACACCCTGGTCGGTTGCTTCCTGAAAGCTGCCGCCACCGGTGATGCTGTGGCTACCGTGCGCCTCAACGGCACCGTCTGATGCTCAACGACCTGGCCAATCGTGCCATCACCGCAGTGGTGAGGACCATGGGGGAACCCGTGGTCTACCGCCGCGGCCAGGCCGAGCACCAGGTCAAAGGCGTCTTTCAAGCAAGCCATGTCGGGCTCGACCCCGACACGGGGATGCAGGTGAACTCCACCCAGCCGATCGTCATGATCGACGGGTGGAGTTTGCCCTTTGAACCCAAGAGCGGCGACGTGGTGGAGGTGCGCAGCACCAGCTACCGAGTGCGCGATGCACAGCCCGATGGGCACACAGGCTGGACTTTGATGCTGCACCGGGTGAACGCATGACGCACCCGCGCAAGCTGATCCGCAATGCACTGGTGGCGCGACTGGGTAGCAACGCTGGCACCCAGCAGGCGCCGGCCTATCCGACGGTCGCAGGGCCTCGCGTGTTCGCCGGCCGGCCGGCGCCGCTTGAGGAAGGCGATCTGCCGGCGATTGTCATCCACACCCGTGAAGCTGAGGATGTGGAGAGCTACCCCGCGAGCGGGTGGAATGGTTTCGTGCGCAGGCGCTGCACCGCGATGGTTGAGTGCTACCTGCAGAGCTTTGACGACATCGACGAAGAACTGGACGACCTTGCCGATCAGGTGGAGCGCATGATCGAAAGCTGGGAGATCCCTGGCTTTGAGTCAGCTGAGATCCAGCTGCGCAGTACCACCAGCGAGGTGGACTGGGACGGCAGTCTGAGCACCGGCGCGGTGAAGCTGCGCTACGACGTGATCTACCGCACCCCCTACCGCGACTGCAGCAACCCCTACGTGGATGCTGACGCTGCAGCGGGTGACGGTTCGATCTACCGCAGCGGCGCCTATCCTGGGGGGCAGGTCATGCCGGGCTGCCCGGCCGACAACACCGGCGAGGCGTGCCCCATCGGCGCCGCCGAACTGTTCTCACAAGAGGAGCCGATCAACTGATGGCCACCCGCAAAAAGCCAACAGCATCCAAAACCGCGCAGCCTGGCGTGACGCTGGACAGCATGGTGCAGTTCCTGGGCTTGAATCAGGACAAGGATCACGACACGCTGCGCAAGGCCGTCGACCTGGCAACTGCTGCCGCCGCCGCTCACATCGGCCAGGAGCTGCCTGAGGAACTGCCGCACCCGATCGCTCAAGGCGTGCGCTTGCTGGCGACCAAACTGCTTATCACCGGCGCCCTGGAGGGCCCTGTGGAAGCCAAAGACATCCCGCTGCTGGTGCGCGCTTTCTGGACGCCGGCCGATGCTGCGGGTCAATAGGGACGACCAGACCACATCTGGCGTAGGTGCAGCTGAGCACACCGACAGCTCGCGGCGGGTCAATAACATGATCCGCTACGGCGTGGTGAAGGAAGCTGACTACCCCAAGGGTTTAATCCGCGTCGAGATGCAGGATGGCGAGATCCTGAGCGACTGGATTCCCTGGGTGACTCTGCGGGCCGGAAAGGACCGTTTCTGGTGGGCGCCTGAGGAAGGCGAGGTGATGCTGGTGCTGGCTCCTTCCGGCGAGCTGGCCAACGCTGTGGCGCTGCCGGCAGCGTTCAGCAACGAGAACCAGAACGCCGACCGCGAGACGGTGCAGCGGCAGACCTTCGACGATGGCACTGTGGTCGAGTACGACCGCGAAGCGCACCGCCTCACGATGGACGTGAAGGGAGACGTGAAGATCAAGGCCACGGGCAAGATCGACATTGAAGCCGATGGCAACGTGAAGATCGTCGGTGCCAGAATTGACCTGAACCCGTAGGAGGCGTCATGGCTGGCGGGATGAGCCGCACAAGCGGCAGCGCGCTGGGCGGCTTCGACCACCTGCGGCAATCCATCTGGGACATCCTGACGACGCCGATCGGCAGCAGGGTTCACCGCCGGGACTACGGCAGCCGTTTGCCGTACCTGGTCGACCGGCCGATCAACAGCAGCCTTGTGGCTGAGCTCGTGGCGGCGACGGCTGAGGCCTTAGATCGCTGGGAGCCGCGGCTGCGCCTTGAGCAGGTCAAAGTCGACAACGTGAGCAGCAACGGGCAGATCGAACTCAGCCTGATTGGCTACTATCTGCTCAACGGGAAAAAAGTCGAGATCGAGGGGCTGGTGATCTGATGGCCACGATCGACTTCAGCACTATCCCGGCGCCGGCGATCATCGAGGCGCTCGACTTTGAAACGATCCTGCAGGAAATGATTGCGGACCTGCAGGCCCGCGACCCTGCATACACCGAGATCCTCGAAAGCGATCCTGGCGTCAAGATCCTGGAAGTGGCAGCCGCGCGTGAGCTGATCCTGCGACAGCGAATCAATGACGCGCTGCAGGCGACGCTGCTGCGCTACAGCCTCGGCGCTGACATGGACAACCTGGCCGCCTTCTATGGCGTGAGCCGCCTGATCGACGAAACCGACGAAGCGCTGCGCTTGCGCACCATCGAGCGCATCATGGGCAGCAGCACTGCCGGCGGCGCCGCGTGGTATCGCTTCCAAGCCCTGAGCGCTGACGACCGCGTGAAGGACGCTGCGGTGAGCAGCCCATCAGCCGGGCAAGTGCTGGTGGCGCTGCTGAGCAAGGAAGGCGAGCAGGCGGCAGTCGCAACCGGAACTGATCTGAATCAGCTGGGCGTGGCCTACGGCATCGTGCGAACCACCGGTGAGACCGACGCTGCCTACCGCTCGCGCATCCTGGCAGTGGTGGTGGCTGGCGGCGGCTACGGCTACGCCAGCTCGAACCTGGTGCAGGCAGTGAATACGAAGCTGCAGGCTGACGACGTTCGAGTGCTGACCGACACGCTGACGGTGCAGGGCGCGCAGATCCTGAACGTGAACGTGACAGCGCAGATCTACCTCTACCCCGACACTCCGATGGAGGTTTTTGACGGGTTGGAAGCCCGACTGCGAAGTGCCTTCAGTGCGCAGTCCGGTCTGGGGTGGGACGTGACTACCAGCTGGCTGATTGCTCAGCTGCATCCGGCTGGCGTGCAGCGCGTGATCTTGACAGCGCCGACCGCCAATGTCATCTGTTCACCTATCCAAGCCCCATCTCTCGGCACTGTGACGCTCACCCTGGCGGGCCGTGACCGATGAGTCTTTACGATCTGCTGCCGCCCAACGCGACGCAGCTTGAGCGGGACTTCTCTCGAGCGACTTCTAGCCTTGAGCGCACCGGCAGCGCGGTGCCGACGGTCCGCACCGCCAAGCGGGTCAACATCCCCGACTCAGTGGTCCCCTGGCTCATCTACGAGTACGGCCTGGGTGAGCTACTGCCCTATCTGGGCAATGACCAGCGGCGCGCTATCGCTGAGGGCGTGCTGTGGCAACGAGTGCGCGGCACGCCCCAGGCGCTGAAGACGGCGCTGAACTGGATCAGCCTGGCGGCAACGATTGAGGAATCCGAAGCCGGGACTCTGCGATGGGCTGAGTACCAGCTGGGCCTCGATCAGGTGCCGATCGGCCTGGACGGCATTACCTCGATGGTGGGCATTGCCACCATCAGCCAGCCAGTCCGCAGCAAGCTGTTTCGCGTCTACGCCGGTTACGACGAGCGGCGCTTCATCCTTGACGATCACAAGCTGGGCGAAGGCCTGCTCTGCGATCACTCCGGCGTCTACCTCAGGCCTGATTGGCCACAGCTGAGCTTCGGGAGAGAGTTTGAGAGCGAACTTGACCAGCGTGACCAGTTCATCGCCGTGCGCGGCAACGAGCGCGCGCGGGGGATGCTGGGCCCCTACGAAGACAAGTTCATCCTCAGCCACAGCCTCGTCGATGAGTGGTGGCACCTCAGCGACTTCGGATCGAGCGTCCGCAGCCGGCTCATCTTCATCAGCTACGGGCCGCTGCCCTCAGCTGGCACGACCTGGGAGCAGGGCACGTGGGAAAGCGTGCTGGGATGGGCGATCACCAACAGCACAGTCCCGCCGCGCAAGTTTGCCAAGGCCGGCATCTACCTCAGCGACTACGCGGTCCTCAGCGACACCAACACGTGCTTCCCGGCGCGGATCGAAACCGAGGTGGGCGACGGGCCCTTCATCCTCAGCGAACCCCTGGCCACTGGTGAAGGCCAACTCAGCGGGCACCGCTCTCAGCTGCAATACCAGGAAGTGCTGGAGCGCCTGGAGCGCTCACTGCAGGCCACCACAGCAGCACCAGCTGCGCCGCAGGTCGCAAGCAGCCTGCAGCGGCAGACCAGCCGCGAGCTGCCCTACGACGACAACTTCATCCTCAGTCAGCACCGTCTCGATGAGTGGTGGCACCTGGCGGATGAAATGCTGATCGACCGCCTGATCACGGCAACCGCGCCTGGCGCTGCACACCCGGCGATCGGCTGGGAAAACATCAGCTGGGAAGCTGCGATTAACTGGGGTGTGGCGATCGAGAGCCAACATCAAACCATCAACTAGGACAGCGATAGAATGACCATGACCACTGAGGCCCAGGCCTAATGGCAACCCTCACCACGTCCGGGCGCGCAGGCCTGGCGGCTGCGATCGCAGCCCGCAACATCTACCTGGGTCTCGGCTCTGGCAGCAGCAGCTGGGACAGCAGCGGCACGCCTCCCGAAAACATCAGCCAGACAGCACTGCTGGCAGCGGTTGGATTCCGCAAAGCGGCACAGGTGTCGTTCGTGACGCCGAACGCTCAAGGTTCGATCTCTCTGCCAAGCGGCCGTTACAACGTCAGCCAGTCGCAGACGAACTACCTCTATCTGCGGTTCACGCTCGACTTCGCGGACGCCGGCACCGCCACGATCCGCGAAACCGGCGTGATGCTCGACACCGTGCCTAACGTCGGTCTGCCTGCTGGGCAGATGTTCTTCAGCGCTGCACAGGTGTCGAACCCCGGTACGCTGTACCTACTGGAACACGTGCCTGCGATCATTCGCACGCCCGCCACCCGCGAAACCTTCGAGTTCGTCCTGACGTTCTGAGGCATCCATGACACTCCAGGGCTACTACAACCGCTTCGACGCCGCAGACCGCTACGACGAGCTGCTGTTCCGCGCCAGCAAGGGCCTGCAGTCGGCCGAGCTGAACGAAATCCAGAGCATCCTTAGCGATCGCATCCTGAAGATCGCCAACGTGCTGTTCAAGGACGGCGCGGTGGTTCGCAACGCCTCTGCGGTGATCAACCCGCAGACCGGCGCCACGCAGATGGAAGCTGGCTCGGTCTACGTGCTGGGCGCAGTGCGGGACGTGACCGCTGCCACCTTCACCATTCCCACAGCTGGGGACGTGCAGATCGGCGTGCGGATCGTCACTGCCACCATCACAGAGCTGGAGTCGGCAGCGCTGCGCGACCCCGCAGTCGGCACCCGCAACTACCAGGAGGCTGGCGCGGGCCGCACCCGCCGCACCGTGTCCTGGGGATGGAACGGCGACGGTGGCGCTGGCGACTTCTACAGCGTCTACAGCGTGCGCGATGGCGTGCTGCTGAACCAAGATCCCCCGCCGCAGCTTGACGGCGTCAAGCAGCTGATCGCTCGCTACGACCGCGACGCCAACGGCAACTACATCGTTTCCGGCTTCAACGTCATCCCTCTCGGGAAAGACGCTGGCCAGACCAACTACGTCTACAGCGTGCAGGAGGGCGTGGCCAACGTCCTCGGCAGCAAGATCGACAAGCCTCAAGCCAGCCCCCTGGCTTACCCGATCGACCCTGACCTGCAGACCATCAGCAACGAGCCCAAGGTCAGCGCGTCAGCCGGCACCCAAACGATTACCGTCAACCGCAAGCCGCTCAACAACATCGTTGACGTGGTGGTGACGAGGGAAAAGACCGTCACCCTGACGCATGGCGCCTTCACCGGCGCGCTCGACGCACTGCCTGACACTGCGGTGCTGAGCATCCAAAGCGTCACCCAAGGCGGCACGACCTACACCGCCGGCACCGCTTACAACCTGACTGCTGATCAAGTCGACTGGAGCCCTGGCGGCGCTGAGCCCGCTCCGGGCAGCACCTACAGCGTTACTTATCGCTATCTCACCAGCGTCACCCCGTCGAACATCAACACCGACGCCGGCACCTTCCAGATCACCGATGCGGTGAGCGGCACCCTGGTGCTTGTCGACTACCGCTGGAAAATGCCGCGGTACGATGTGATCGCGCTTGACAACGCAGGCCTGTTCCACCGGATCAAGGGCGTGGCCTCGCCCTTCCGCCCGGTCGTGCCCCTGGTGCCGAGCTCCCAGCTGCCGATTGCCAACATCTACTTTGACTGGCTGAGCACCAGCACCCCGCGGGTCGAAAACGATGGCACCCGTGTGGTGTCCATGAAGGAGCAGCGGCAGTTCAAGGATTCAATCGTGGAGCTCTACAGCCTGATCGCTGAAGAGCGTCTAAAGAACGACATCAGCAGCCGCGAACCCACGGCCAAATACGGCCTGTTCACCGATCCGCTCCTGGACAACGACCTGCGCGATGCAGGCGTGGCGCAGGACGCCGTGCTGGTGGATCAGGAGCTGCAGCTGGGCATCACCGCCTCTGCGACCTTTGCCTCGCAGAACAACAACAGCCAGCACCTGCTGCCGTTCGTTGATGAGGTGCTCATCGCACAGGAGCTGCGCACCGGGCAGATGGCGATCAACCCCTACGCCAACTTCGACCCGATCCCGGCTCGCGTCACGTTGAACCCCAACGTGGACCTGTGGACTGAGTTCACTGATCAAACCACGGAGACCACCCGCCGGATCAGCCAGGGCAGCGGCAACGCCAGCCAGACCAGCACCAGCACCGCCACCAACCTGGCAGCTTCAGCCAGCAGCGCGATCGAGTTCCTGCGCCAGCGCAGCGTCTCGTTCGTGGTGGACGGCTTCGGCCCGAGCGAAATCCTGCAACAGCTGCGCTTTGATGGCCGCAACGTCACGCCCGCGGGCGTGACTGCCAACCTGAGCGGCACTCTCACCGGCAGTTTCAGCATCCCCGCTGGCGTGCCTGCTGGCACCAAACTGGTCGAGTTCCTCGGCCAGGGCGGCAGCTACGGCGCAGCGCAGTACACCGGCCAGGGCACTCTGGTGGCGCGTCGATGGGAACGGGTGACCACGATCCTGACCCAGTTCTGGAACGTGGACCCGCTGGCTCAGAGCTTTGTTCTCAACACTGGCCGGCACATCACCGGCGTGGACCTGAAGTTCGCAGCCGTCGGCAACACCGCCAGGCCCGTGGTGGTGCAGTTGCGTGAGTCGGACAACGGCTTCCCCGGCCGCCGCGTCATCGCTGACGCCGTCATCCCCGGGACCGCACTGACCACCAACAACACCTACGTGCGCGCTGGCTTTGGAGTGCCGGTCTATCTCGAGGCCGGGACCGAATACTTCATCGTCCTGCTGACCGATGACGCCACCCACGCAGTGCGCGTGGCTGAGCTCGGCAAGTTCGACTCAGTGGCGCAGCGCTGGGTGACCAGCCAGCCCTACACCGTGGGCGTGCTGCTCAGCAGCTCGAACAACAGCACCTGGACCGCGCACCAGGAAAAGGATCTGACCTTCCGTCTGGCCGGCGCTGACTTCACCGCCAACACCCAGACGGTGAACCTCGGCTCGATCACCGTGAGCGGCATGACCGATCTGCAGGTGCTGGCCCCTGTGGACCTGCCGACCAACAACACTAACGTCAGCTTCCGCTACACCCGGAGCACTGGCGAGGTGTTCAACCTCAGCCCTGGCCAGGCACTGCAGTTTGAGACCAGCATCTCGGACACCATGCAGATCCAGGCGGTGCTGAGCGGCAACGCGAACGAAAGCCCCGTGCTGTTCCCTGGCACTCAGAGCATTATCGGCACGCTGGACACCGCCGCGTTCTACCAGAGCCGGCAGTTCAGCATCGGCGCCGGCGGCGGCACGATGCGGGTGGTGATCGACGCCAAGGTGACTGGCACCGCGACCGTCGCACCTCAGTACGACAACGCCGGCTTCCAGAACATGACCCTCGTCAAGTCGACGCCCCTAGGCGACGGCTACGTGGAGTACGTCTACCAGGACACCGGCATCGTGGGCCTGACCGCTTCCAAGGTGAAACTGAGCCTGACCGGATCGGCAGCCCACCGGCCGAAGATCCGCAACATCCGCGCCGTGATGGTGTGACGCCATGCCTGTCGATCAGCAGACAACTGGCAGGGGCTACAAGCTCCCGCATCCAACCAACCTCCTGACGGAGGACGTTCAGCGCCTGCGGGATGCCCTGCAGGCGATCGACAACGACGTGTCAGCCCGCCTGACCGCCAGCGGCGTCCAAGGCGCTGTAGATGCCGCCATTAACGCGCTGATCAACGGCGCCCCTGGCGCGCTCAACACGCTGGACGAACTGGCAGCGGCAATGGGCGATGACGCCAACTTCGCTGCAACAGTCACCAACGCTCTGGCCAGCCGGTACACAAAGGCCGAAGCGGACGCTCGCTACGTGCAGGGCGCCACGCAGACCGAAATGGTGTTTACCGCTGGCGCCGGCCAGACGGTGTTCACCCTGAGCACGGCGGTGATCAATAAGGCGTCAGCGCTGGTGTCGGTTGACGGCATCATTCAGCCGACCGCTGAATACGCGATCAACCAAGCCGGCACCCATCTAACTCTGAGCGAGGCGCCGGGCGCCGGTTCCATCGTGCGCGTCTTGGCGTTGGGTGTCGCCACTCCTGGCGCCCCTGCTGACGACACCGTGACAACCCCAAAACTGCGCGATGGCGCCGTGACCGCGGCCAAGCTGGCGCCCGATGCAAAAGGCGCAAGCATCGGCCTGGCGATTGCCCTCGGCTAACCCCTCAGGATCCGACCCATGGCTGAAACTTTCAACCGCACCAGCGTCAAGCTCACCACCACTACGATCACCGACGCCTACCAGGCACCCAACGTCGCCAACACCGACCGAGCCATCGTGCTGAGCTGCATGGTGGCAAACGTCGATCCCAGTGTCTCCTGCGACGTGACGGTGGCGATCACCGACAGCAGCAACGTTGAGATTGCTAAGATCGCCAACGCGATTCAGGTGCCGGCGAAGTCTACCCTAGAGATCGTGGCGAACAAGGTGGTGCTCAAGCGCGGCGAGAAGCTGCGTGCGACTGCCAGCTTGGCGAACGATCTTGAAGTGACCGTGAGCGCGCTGGAGATCAGCTGATGGGGCGGCAACACCAGGAGGCCGGGGGCCGACTAGGTGGCCCCAGCAGAGGTGTCTACGGCGGCATCTGGCAGATCGGCACCAGCCCGCTGGTCATCCCAAGCGCCGCCAGCTTTACTCTAAGCGGTGCTGCAATACAGGTGGCCACGGACGCACCGATTATCATTCCCACTGCAGGCAGCTATACGCTCACCGTTGATACTGAACAGCTCTTGCTGTTTAAGATTTGGGGCGGCGCTGGCGGTGGGGGCCACGCGAACGGAGCTGGTGGAGTTGGTGGCGGTGGCGGCTATGCAGCAGGGCGCGTCCTGCTGCTGCCTGGTACGACTTACGCACTTTGGGTCGGTGGTGGCGGCGATTCCCGCGCAGCTAATGCAGGCCCAGGTACGCGAGCCTTTGGCGGCGGCGGCCTTAACGGAACCATGGGCTTTGGCGGCAATGGCGGAGGCCTGAGCGCGCTCTTTGCGGGCACGGCGCTGCAAACAAACTCATTACTCGTTGCAGGCGGCGGTGGCGGCGGTGCATGGGAGGGTGCCGCAGGTGGTGCAGGTGGCGGCTTAAGTGGCCAGCCAGGCAACGCGGGTGCTAGCGGCTCGCCAGGCGGCGGCACGCAAGTGGCTGGGGGCGCTGGCGTCGGCGGTGCTGGTAGCGGCATTGTTGGGCAAGGCGGTGACAGTGCTGGATCAGGCGATGGCGGCGGCGGTGGCAGCGGCGGCGGTGGCTATTTTGGTGGCGGCGCAGGCTCAGGCTTTAACCCTGGCGACGCGGGCGGTGGCGGCTCAGGCTTCACAGCGCCAAGCGTGCAGAGTGCTCAGCTGCTGGCTGGTTCAGGCGCAACACCTGGTAACGCCAGCGACCCTGACCGCGCTGGCGCAGGCCAAGGTTTCGCCGGGGCAACGCCAGGCAGCCCAGGCCGCATCGTCATCTACCCAGGCTGACCATGAGCTACATCGGCGCCAAACCAGCATCCGGCCGCAGCGGCATCTGGTTGCCTGAAGCTGTCCGCAGGCGCAGGGCAGCGGGGCGGTGGAGTGACATCATCGTGGCGACTGGTGGCACGGTGAATGACGTCACCGTGAACGGTGTGTCTTATCGGGTGCATACTTTTCTCGGCTCAGGCACGTTCACGGTTACGAACGCAGGCCTTGTTGAGTATCTGATCGTCGGGGGCGGCGCTTCTGGCTCGGATGGCGGGGGCGGCGGTGCCGGTGGCTTCATTGAAGGCTCGCTGTCGCTATCCGCGCAAAGCTATGCCGTCACTGTTGGCGCGGGTGGCGCATCTGTTGGCGACGATCAACGCGGAAATAATGGCCAAGACAGCAGCTTCGCTGGGCTGATTGCTCTCGGCGGCGGCAACGGCGGCCACTACCTCTCGGGAGCCGGAGCTAACGGTGGCTCTGGTGGAGGTGGTGGATCAAATGAAGCAAACGGCGCAGTCTATGCGCCAGGGGCGGGACTCCAGCCCACCTCAGCCAGTGGCGGCTACGGCAACAGTGGCGGTACTGCTGTCGCAGCAGGTTATTCGTCGGGCGGAGGTGGTGGAGCTGGTGGTCCGGGTGCCAACGCTTCAGCCTACGTTGGTGGAAATGGCGGCGCTGGACGCGTATCTTCAATCACCGGCACAAGTCTTTTCTACGCAGGTGGTGGCGGTGGCGGTGCGCAGAATGTCGGCGGCACTGGCGGAAGTGGCATCGGCGGAAAAGGCTCGGTTAGCAGTGGTGGGGCTACCTCTGGAGCAGCTAACACCGGCTCCGGTGGTGGTGGTGGCTACACCGGAGCAACCGGAGCCGGCGGCTCCGGCATCGTCATCATCCGCTACGCCATCTCGTAACCGGCTTAGCCTCACTGCTACTGCCCCTTCGCTTTCTGACCCATGCCACTTCAAAGGATCCCCGGCCGGATGGTCGAAGACGGCAGCATCACCTCAACTGACATTCAGGACGGCGCTGTCGTGACCGCTGATCTGGCGGATGGGGCAGTAACCACACCCAAGCTTGCAGATGGCGCAGTAACAGCGCAGAAGCTGGCAGCTGGTGTCGGGTTCTCTCCCACCTGGGTGAGCTTTGATGGCACCGCATCAGCAAACCAAACTGCTACCTACAGCCAGAGCGGCAGCACGACGATCACGCTCACCCTGGCAAACCACGGGCTGCAAGTCGGCCACATCGTCAGTATTGACTTCACGTCTGGCACTGCTACCGATGGTGTCTACACCGTCGCCTCGGTGCCCACCCCAAATACCTTCACAATCACCGCAGGTCTTAGCGCTACGACAAGCGGCAGTGGCGTGCTCCGGCGGTGCCCGATTGACGCCAGCAGTAACGTCGCCAGCATCGCTGACTGCGCGGACGGCGACTACGGCATCAACTTCACCACCCCATTCGCTGACGGCAACTACGCCATCGCCGGCATGGCAACGTCCGCGGCGACCAACAACCCCAAGACCACGATCAACCTGCGCGCGGCTGGGCAGGCTCTGCCGCCGACGACCAAAACTGCAAACGCTGTGCGCATCCTGGTCGGTTCCACCAACCAAACGGCACCGGCTGGTCTCGACTGTGCAAGCGTCAATCTGATCATCATCCGCTAAGTGGCACGCCCTAAGACCTCGCCCACCGGCATCAAAATCGAGCCGAAACCAAAGCGCACCCGCCAGGGCGACGGGAAGCACAGCAAGGCCAACCACGGCCGCAAGAAATCCCGAGGGCAGGGCTGAAGCCTGCTCGGGACATCCGCCTAGAATCAACCAGACAGGAGGATTCTCCTACCCATGACAACGACCTTTCTGCACGGCGTAGAGGTCCTCCAGATCGACACTGGGGCCCGGCCAATTCAGACCGTCCGATCGTCCGTGATCGGCCTCATCGGCACGGCACCTGGTGCCGATGCTGAGACGTTCCCTCTCAACACTCCGGTGCTGATCGCTCGCCGCGGCGAGATGGCTGGCATCGGCGAAACCGGCACGCTGCCCGCAGCGCTGGACCTGATCTATGACCAGGCCGGCGCCGTCGTCGTCGTGGTTCGTGTTGAGCAGGGCGTCGATGAAGGCGCCACCATCAACAACGTCCGCGGCGGCATCAACAACGGCACCGGCGCCTACGAAGGCGTGCACGCCTTCCTTGCCGCTGAGAACGAGGTCGGCTCAACCCCCCGCATCCTTTGCGCTCCTGGGTTCACCCACCAGCGCAGCACCAACGGCATCCTGTCGATCGCTGTTACCAACCAAGGCAGCGGCTACACCACTGCCCCCGCGGTGACCATCTCGGCACCTGGCGGCAGCGGCAAGCAAGCTACCGCCGTTGCGGTGCTCGGCACTGGCGGCAACGCCGGCAAGGTGGTGAGCGTGACCATCACCGACCCTGGCTCGGGCTACAGCACCAACCCCACCGTCACCTTCGCGGTGCCTCCTACCGGTGGCACCCAAGCGACTGCTGGCACCATCAACCGCGGCGCTGTTCGCTCTGAGGTGCTGGCCGAGATGCTGGGCATCGCTCAGCGCCTCCGCGCGGTGATCATCGCCGACGGCCCCAACACCACCGACGCTGCTGCCATTCAGATCGCCGACGACTTCGGCTCTGATCGCATCTACGTGGTGGACCCCTGGGTGCTGCGCGACGGCTCCAGCGTGCCCGCTTCCCCCGCCGTGGCCGGCCTGATCAACAAGGTCGACAACGAGCGCGGCTTCTGGTGGAGCCCCTCCAACAACGAGATCAATGGCATCGAGGGCACTGCCCGCGCCATCGACTTCACCCTGGGCGACTACACTTCCCGGGCCAACCTGCTGAACGAAGCCAAGATCGCCACCATCGTGCGTGAACAAGGCTTCCGCCTCTGGGGCAACCGCACCCTGGCGATGGATCCCAAGTACGCCTTCCTGAGCGTGCGCCGGACCGCCGACATGGTGAACGAGTCCATCCTGCGCGGCCACCTGTGGGCCGTCGACCGCTGCATCACCGCCACCTACCTGGAGGAAGTGCAGGAGTCGGTGCGCGAATACCTGCGCAGCCTGAAGTCCCGCGGCGCCATCCTCGGCGGTGACGTGTGGGTGGATCCCGAGCTGAACACCCCCGTCAACATCAGCAACGGCCAGGTGTTCTTCGACTTTGAGTTCACCCCGCCTTATCCGGCTGAGCGTGTGACCTTCCGGTCGCACCTTGTGAACTCCTACGTCGTCGACCTGTTCAACTGAGGTACTGACTCATGGCTCAGATCCCCCGCGTTCTGAAAAACTTCAGCCTGTTCGTTGACGGTCGCGGCCTCGCCGGCACCGTCTCGACGCTGACCCTGCCCACCATCACAACCAAGATGGAGGAGTTCCGGGGCGGCGGCATGGATGCCCCTGTCGAGATCGACATGGGCATGGAGATCCTCGAGACCAGCTTTGAGCTGTTCGACTACGAGGAAAACGTCCTGGCCCTTTACGGCCTGGCCAACGGTTCAGCCACCCAGGTGACTGCCCGCGGCGCGCTCCGGCGCGATGGCGATGCAGCTGTGCCGATGGTGGTCAACATGACCGGCGTCATCAAAGAGATGGACCCCGGCGACTGGCAGGCCGGCGAGCAAACCACCATGACCTGCAGCATGGCGCTGCGTTACCTCAAGATCACCATCGGTGGGCGCGAGGTAATCGAGGTGGATAAGGTGAACATGATCCGTCGCATCAACGGCGTGGATCAACTTGAATCCATCCGCCAAGCAATCGGGGTCTGACCTGAATGGACAAGCGAGCCACAGCAAAGATCGAGCTGGACTTCCCCATCGAGATCAGTGGCGTGGAGGTCAAACACCTCGTCATGCGCCGTCCCAAGGTGCGCGACGAGGTGGCCTTCACTAAGAGCAAGGGCGACGACGCTGACAAAACCCTGTCACTCCTGGCCAGCCTCTGCGAGGTGACGCCTGATGAGCTGATGGAGCTTGACAGCGGCGACTTCGCCAAGCTCGAAGCGCAATTCCAGGATTTCAAGGGGGCCAAGCCCTAGAAGACGATCTGCGGCGTGCGGTACTCATCCTCACGAAGCTGACCGGCTGGGGCTTGGCCGACACCCTTGACCTAGACATCGACGAGTTCTGGATCTGGCTTAACCATGCCCAAAAGCTCGACAATGAGATAGCCAAGCAGCTGAAGCGGACATGAACGGCGGCCTGAGCAAGATCACGGTCGAGATCGGCGGCAAGATCGCGGCCTCGCTGGGGCAGTCGCTCAAGTCTGCCCAGATGCAAGTGTCGTCGTTCGGGCGGAACACCGCTCGAACGATGAACGACGCTGCGACCGCCAGCAAGCGCAGCTTCAAGAACATCTTTCAGAACGATCTGTGGCAGCAGGCCACAGTCGGCGCGACCGCGTTTGCCGGTGCCATCGGCCTGTCCGTGCGGGCAGCCATGGAGTTCGACAAGGCCATGGCGGACGTGCGCAAGGCCATCGACTTCAAGGATGGCGAGAAGGGCCTGCGACGGTTCGGCAACGAGCTGATCAAGCTGAGCACCGAGCTGCCCTACACCGCCTCGCAGCTGAGTGAGATCGCTGCCTCAGCTGGTTTTGCCGGCTACGCAGAAAGCGAAATCGTTCCCTTCACCAAGGCTGCAGCCCGGATGGGCGTGGCCTTTCAGATGACGGCGCAGGAAGCGGGCGACGCCATGGTGGCGATGCGCGCATCCATGGGCCTCACCCAGCCCCAGGTGGAACAGCTGGGCGATGCGATCAACCACCTGTCAGACCGCTTCCAAGGCACGGTCAGCGGCGCAGACCTGACTGAGGTGACGCGGCGCATCGGCGCGATCGGCAAGGCGGCCGGCCTCACGGCTGAGCAGGTGGCGGGCCTGGGCGCCGCGTTCTTGGCGAGCGGCACGCCGACTGAGGTGGCGGCCACCGGTCTGAAGAACTTCCTCAACGCCCTCACGAAGGGCCAGAACGCGAGCCTGGCGCAGGCCGGCGCGCTGGCCAGCATCTTCGGCGAGGAGGGCCTGGCCGAGACAATCAAGCGCGGCAAAGGCAAGGCCAAGCAAGCAGCCCGCGGCGTGGCGGTCGACATCGCCGAGGAGCTGGCCAAGGGGATGCAGGTTGACCCCGAGGGCACGATCAAATCCGTGCTCGATCGGATGGCCAAGCTGCCCAAGGATCAGCAGGTGAGCGTCGCCGGCGCGCTGTTCGGCGAGGAAAGCAAGGCGGCGATCATGCCGCTGCTCACCAACACCAAACTCATCGGTCAGGCGTTCGATCTGATCCGTGAAAAGCAGGCGTTCGCGGGCTCCATGCAGAAGGAGTTCCAGAACCAGATGGGCACCAGCGCCGCGCAGGCGCAGATCTTCCGCAATGGCATCAACGCGCTGGGCATCAGCATCGGCGCGGCGATCCTGCCCAGCCTCAACGCGATCATGAAGGCGATCGGCCCAGTGCTGGTCAGCTTCGCTGAGTTCGCGCAGAACAACCGCGGTCTGGTCACCGGCATTGTCCTAGTGGGCGGGGCGCTGGCGGGCCTGATCATTGCGCTGCCGGTGATCGCTGGTGTGGTGAGCGCAGTCGGCACGATCGGTGGCGCCATTGCAGCAGCCGGCCCGATAATCGCGGGCCTGGGCACCGTGTTCGCCGTCCTGGGCAGCACCGTGGCTGGCTTCATCGGGACAGCCGTGACGGGCTTCGGCGCCTTCGCCATGGCCGCGGGCGCCGCGATGCTGCCCCTGCTGCCGTGGATCGCGCTGATCGCCGGCATCGGGGTGGGCATCTACCTGCTGGTGAAAAACTGGGGGGCGGTGAAGGCCGCAGCGGCGTCCGCATGGGCTGGAATCCAAGCCGGCGCTGGCCAAGCGTGGAGCTGGCTGCAGAGCACCTGGGGCAACTTCACGTCGTGGATCGGCGGCATCTTTAACGGCGCCGTTGCCATGGTGCAGGGTGCTGCGATGCGCATCGGTAATGCTTTCAAGCGCGTCGCCCCCCTGGTGCTGGCCGCCATGTTCCCGATCCCCGCCTTGGTGATGGGGATCTTTGGCAAGCTGCCGCCCGGGGTGCAGGGCATCTTCAATCAGATCGTCGCCTTCATCAAACAGACCCCGGCCAAGGTCGCCAACGTTGGCCAGATGGTGATCGAAGCGATCATCAACGGTTTGAAAGCCAAGGCGTCCGCCCTGTTCGGCTGGATCAGCGGCACCTGGAACAAAATCAAGAGTTTTGTCGGCGGAGGCGGTGATGCCCCAGCGGGTGGCGACGCTCCTCCCGGCCGCGCCCTTGGTGGCCGCGTCTCCGCCGGCAACCCCTACATCGTGGGCGAGCGGCGGCGTGAGCTGTTCGTGCCCGGCATGGATGGCGCGATCATCCCCCGGGTGGCGCGACCGGTCACTGCCGCCGCGTTGGCCGGTCTGCTGGCGGCGCCGGCTCCAGCCGCTGCTGCTGCAGGTGCTGTCACCATCTCGGCCCCCGTTACGATCAACGCATCGGGCGGCAACGCCCAGGAGATCCGGCAGCAGGTTGAGCTGGCCTTCCAGGACATCCTGCACCAGGTCGAATCCGCGCATCGGGTGCTGCTGAATGACTAAGCCGCTCTATCAGCTCGGGAGCTTCCAGTTCGACCTGCCCAACGGCGTCCCGCAAACCGTCGATCGCACCTCGGCTTACCGGTGGGAAGAGCAGGGCCGGCTGCTGCGCGACCCCGCTCAGCAGTTCCTGGGCCCCGGCACTCAGGAGATCACGCTCGACGGCGTGATGTATCCGGGCTTCAGCGGTCGCCAGGCCACGATGGACACGCTGCGCAATCTCGCGCGCGACGGAAAGCCGGTGATGTTCACCGACGGGCTGGGCAAGGTCTACGGCAAGTGGGTCATCAAGACCCTGCGCGAAGGGAAGGGCACTTTCGCCCCCGGCGGCGGCGCTCGAGAGATCAACTTCAGCGTCTCCCTGGCCTTCTACGGTGAGGACAATCCGGGTCAAGCCGCCAGCCCGCTGTCGGTCAACCTGGGCAGCGGCTACCTGGGCGCCATCGTTCAGGCGGTCGGCACGCCACTGAGCAGCAACGGCTCCGCCTTCCAGGCAGTCAGCTGGGCGACCAGCCCCCAATTCAGCGCAGCATCGCAAGCCGCGCAGGGTGCAGGTTTCAACCTGGGGCAGCTGGGCGCGATCGCCAAGACGGTGGGCAACGGCAGCCAAGTGTCTGGCGCGCTCGGTGCTTTCGGTCTGCAAGGGCTGAGCACTGCGCAGCAAGGTGCCTGGCAGCAGCTGGGCATCAACCCCCAGGGCCTGCTACAGGCGATGAACAGCAAGCGCGGCGCCGCAGCGATGAGCGTGGCGGTTGACGCTCTCCGCAGCGCGTCGACGCAGCAACTGCAGCAGCTCGCTGGCAACGCCTACCCGGGTCTTCAGAAGCTGGTGCAGTCACGCGCCACGATCGCCACCGTGCTCAACGTGGACCCCAAGATCACTGATGCCGTTCGGCAGGCGGTGCAATCATGAGCCAGCTCTACATCACCAGGCAGTTCGACGAGCTCGACAACATCTGCTGGCGCTACTACGGGCGCACCCAGCAGACCGTGGAGGCGGTGCTGCGCGCAAACCCCAACCTGGCCGAGATGATGCCGATCCTGCCGGAGGGGCTGGAGATCCTGCTGCCTGATCTGCCGCAGCCTGAGACCACCGAAACGCTGAGGCTCTGGGATCCATGAGCACGCCCGCGTTTCGCGTCGTCGCTGACGGCAGCGACATCACCCAGGCAATCAGCGACCGACTGCTCAGCCTGCGCATCCAGGACCAAGCCGGGCAGCAAAGCGACAGCCTGGAGATCGCGCTCGACGACCGCGACAGTCAGGTGCCAGTACCCCGCTCTGGCGCGTGGCTCAAAGTCTGGCTGGGCTACAGCAACGACGGACAGCTGCCGGTCTACATGGGCAGTTACGCGGTCGATGAGGTGGAGCTGTCTGCAGGGCCGCGCTCGATGGTGATCAAGGCCACCGCGGCGCAGACTGCCCCAGAGCTGGTGAAGGAGCAGCGCACCAAAAGCTGGCACGACACCACCCTGGGCGCGGTCGTGCAGGAGATCGCCAAACAGAACGGGCTCACGCCGATCATCAAAGGCAATCTGGCCAGCGTGCAGATCAAGCACGAGGATCAGACCAACGAAAGCGACCAGTCGTTCCTCACCCGCCTGGCTGAGAAGTTCAAAGCCACGATCAAACCTGGCGACGGCAATCTGGTGGTCGTGCCACGCGGCGCCGGCGAAGGTGGCACCGTCACGATCAGCGGCACTGAGGTGACCAGCTGGCGCGCGACCCTGAAGAACCGCGGCGCTTACGGCCAGGTGAAGGTCAAGTATCTCGACCGCAAGCTGAACAAGGAAAAGCTCATCACCGAAGGCACCAAGGGGCCGCTCCCGGTGTTTGAGGACAAGCAGCTGTATCGCAGCGAGGAAGAGGCCAAGAAAGCTGCCGCCAGCAAACTGCAATCGCTCAACGCTGGCGAGGTCCGCATCAGCCTGCAGATGCCAGGCAAGCCACAAGTAACTGCAGAGGGCCTCGTCACGCTGCAAGGATTCCGGCAATACGTGAATGGCACCTGGAACATCAAATCGGTCACCCACGATCTGTCGTCCAGCGGCTACAGCACGAGCGTTGAGTGCGGCACCCAGGGCGATGAGAACAGCGACTGGGCGGGTGGCTCTGGCGCCAACAACGGCAAGACAGCCACCGAGAAAGCCGGACTGCTGAGCAAGGCAGCCGCCAGCAGCCGCGGCATGAACACCAAGGGCGGTCCCGACGGCGGCAACAACGCTTGCCTCTACGCCGTGAACAAGGTACTGAGGAAGTCCGGCATCACGCCTCCCTGGGGCAACAGCAACTACGTGCCCACGGCTCGAGCATCGCTCGCTAACGGCGCCGGCACCCTTCTCAGCGGACCCGAACCTGGCGCGATCGCCATCATGCGCGACAACGGGTCACCGCCTTACCCTCACATCGGCATCGTTCAGAGCGACGGGTCGATCATCAGCAACAGCGCAAGCCGCGGCACGTTCAGCTGGGTGGCTTCGCCCAGCGGCTACGCCAGCTACTACGGCCGGGCTCCCGAGTATTGGCGCCTCAAATAGACTTCTAACTGATGGAGCGGCTCCCGCATGGCAGACGAGGTTTCGCACGCCGACATCTACCGTGCGCTGGGCATCCTGGAAGGCAAGCTGGACGCGATGAACCAGACGCTAATCCAGAAGCACACTGACATTTCGTCAGCCTTCGATCGCATCAGCGCCCTGGAAAAAAGCATGGCCAAATGGGCGGGCATCGCGCTGGTGGCCAGCGTCATCGTCCCGCTACTGGTGACGGCCGCGGCGCCCCGCCTACACTTCAGCCATGCCTCGCCAGAGATCAGGAGCGGTGAGTGAGCAACGGCTGATCACGGACTTTGTCCCCTACCTTGAGCACTGGAAGGGACTGCCGCATCAGCGGGCCGCGATGCAGCAGTTCTGGGAGGCGGTGCCCAGCAGCCTCAAGAAACCCGACAGCGCCTGGGTCGAGACCTGGCGAGCCGCCGGCAAGCAGGACAAACCGCGGCAGCTGACGAACCCGCTGCGGGTGCCCTACTTCAGCCAGCGCGACAGCAGCACTGAGCACGCGCTGCGAATGTGCTTCAGCAGCTCCTGCGCCATGCTGCTCGAAACGCTCAAGCCCGGCACCCTTGCCGGTCCAAACGGCGACGACGCCTACCTGGGCCGCGTGCTGCGCTACGGCGATACCACCGACGCCATGGCACAGCTCAAGGCTCTGGCCAGCTTCGGCATCGACGCCACGCTCACCAAGCACGCCAACTGGCGCACGGTTGAGCAGCAGATCGACAAGGGCATCCCCGTGCCCCTGGGCTTCCTGCACAAAGGATCAGCATCGGCGCCCGTTGGGGGCGGCCACTGGCTCTGCTGTGTGGGCTACACCGACCAATCGCTCGTGGTGCACGACCCGTTCGGGGAAATCGACCTGGCCCGCGGCGGCTACCTCAACAACTGGGGAGCACGCCTCAGCTACAGCCACCGCAACTTCGGCCCGCGGTGGATGGTGGAAGGGCCTGGGACAGGGTGGGCCATCATCGCTACGCTTTAAGGAGAGAACGATGGACTTTATGAACGGAACGCAACTGGAGTTGATCGGCCTTGGCTTGTTTGTAGCCAGCGAGATTATCGGCATGAGCAAGCTCAAGTCGAACAGCGTCCTGCAGCTGCTGCTGATGGCCGCGCGTCAGGCGTTCCCCTACGGGAAAAAGCCCAGCGTCAACCCCCTCGACAAGTTCCTCGGCAAGTGAGCTGGGGATGGACAATGAAGCACTGATCAGGCAGCTACGCCTCCATGAGGGGGAGCGTCTGAAGCCGTACCGCTGCACCGCCGGCAAGCTGACGATCGGAATCGGCCGCAATCTGGAAGACCGCGGCATCACCGCCGCTGAGTCTGCATACTTGCTGGCCAACGACGTTGCCGCGGTGCAGCAGCAGGTGCTGCGCTCGCTGCCCTGGGTCGCACAACTGGACGACGTGCGGCAGCGGGTGCTGATCGACATGGCGTTCAACATGGGCATCGGCGGACTGCTGCAGTTCAAGAACACCCTCGCCACGATCAAGGCCGGCGACTACACCAAGGCCGCGGCGATGATGCTCGATAGCAAGTGGGCCGGGCAGGTTGGACAGCGCGCCGAACGCCTGAGCCGGATGATGGCAACCGGCAAAGATCCGCGCGAGCTCTGGCCCAAGCCGTGACCTGCAGCCAGGGCCGGTTCGATCTGATCGTGGACGGGATGCTGCGGTCCTACCAACGGTGGGACGACATTCCACAGCAGTTCGATCACGTCATCCGGTTCGAGCCGGCGATCCCTGATGGCCCCCACACTCACGATGAGCATGGCGAGATTGCGGTCTGGAACGCCAGACTGCAGAAGCTGATGGAGATCGAGCGTGCCCGCAGCAACGCGAATCGGTGACGCTGACGTGCCTCACTGCTCCGGCATGGTCCGAGCACAGGGCAGCCCGAACGTCTACGTGAACAGCATCCGCTGGAGCCGACAGGGCGACGTGAACACGCCGCACCTTCTGCCAGGTGTGCCATGCCCCACCCACAGCGCGCCGATCGCGGTGGGCAGCCCGACGGTGTTCGTGAACGGCCGCGGCGCCGGCCGGGTGGGTGATGCGATTAGCGCCTGCACCAGCGTGGCGGCCGGCAGCCCCAACGTGTTCTGCGGGCCGTGACAATCTTGCCCGGGCACAAAAAAAGGGCCCCGCAGGGCCCCGTGTCAGTCCTCAAGTTCGCATTCCAGATCCATGCAAGCGCTGATGAGGGCATCGACCAGCTCATTCGAAATGATCTGATCCCACTGTTCCTCAGTGGTGCCGTCACGCAGTGCCTGCAAGGCAGCCACAACTGATTCAGCGGAGCAAATCACTGTGGCCATCTGGCCAAGCGCCTCGATGGCGGTGCGGGTATTCATTTTTCTAGGTGCGGGGTACAGGGCGTCTCCGCCCATGACCACACACTAAAGGGCCGGCAGTCGCCACGCTGCGTGAATGTCACATTTGTTCACACACCCAGATCGTCGCTGAGCCGCGCCACCGCGCGCCGCGCTGCGTCGTCGATCAGGTGGGCGTAGCGCGTCGTCGTCTGCGCGCTCCGGTGCCCCAGCAGCTGGCCGACGGTGCCCAGCGTTTCGCCGCCGCTCAGCGCGTAGCTGGCGAAGGTGTGGCGCAGGTCATGGACCCGCAGGCCCGTGATGCCCGCCTCCTGCAGCAGCGCCAGCCACAGCTTCCGGTAGCCGACCAGCGGCTTCGCCTGGCTCAGCCCATGGATCACCCAGGGGCAGTCCGGGCCCTGCTGCTGCCGCAGCGCCACCAGCACGTCCACCGCGCGGTCGCTCAGCTGCACGGTGCCGGCGCCGGTCTTGCCGTGCTCAGCCGGCACGTGGATCACCCGCCGGTCCCAATCAACCCAGGCCCACTGAGCCTCCATCACTTCCCGCAACCGGGCCCCCGTCAGCAGCAGCAGCCGCACCAGCTGAGCGAATCGCCAGCGCAGGGACAGGGGCCCGCCCAATCCTTCCCAGTCCTGCAGCGTCGCGCGCAGGCGGTTCAGTTCATCGCTCGTCATGTAGCGCCGGCGTTGCCGCTCAGGGTGCGCCTTCACGCCAGCCGTGGGGTTCGAGCCGGTGGGCCGCCAGCCCCATTCCTCAGCCAGCTCCATCGCCTTGCCCAGCACCTCCAGCGCACGGTTGGCGGTGATCGGCTTGAGGTGGGCGCCGTGCCACTCCCGCACCCGCTCCCGGGTCAGCGCCGCCACGGGCAGCCGGCCGAACGTTGGCAGCAGGTGACGCCGCCACAGGATTTCGTCGTTGAACCCCGAGCGCTTGCGCTGCCCGTGCTCGCGCATGTAGCGGTCGGCCACGTCCTGCATGGTGGCGGCCTCGCGCCGGCGCCGCCGCTCGTCATTCGGGTCGCGCCCTTCGCGCACCTGGGCCAGCGCATCACGGGCCAGCTTGCGCGCCTGGTCGATGGTGAGCTCCACCGGCGTGCCGAGCTTGTGGTCTTGCTGCCGGCCGTCGATAGTGCGGAGCCGCACGTAGTAAGTCTTGGCCCCTGAGGGGTAGATCACCAGGCACAGGCCCGGCACCAGTGAGTCGGCCAGTCGGTAGCGGCTGGCCTTCGGAGCAGCCCCGTCAACCATGGTTTTCGTCAGCTTCATCGTGTCCTCCGGTCCCACACCGGTCCCACAAAACACCGGGAACAGGGGTGATGCCTGGGGATCTGTATGGAAGCCGAAGCCAGCAAAATCAAGGGTTTAGGGATGCCCAGGTAGTGGCAATTATGCCACACCCTCAGGCTCATAACCTGAAGGTCGTCAGTTCAAATCTGGCCCCCGCAACCAAAAAAAGCCCGCCAGATCAACAGTCTGGCGGGCTTGAACATTCCAGGGGCAGGCTACTACACAGGCCCCGGTCCCACACCGGTCCCACAGAAAAGCCCGGCTGCTCAGGCCGGGCTCGGTGTCCCTTGCTTTCACCGTGCCTACGCTAGTGCGAACTGCTCGGGCGTGCCATGGCCTGGCTGAACTTCAACCTGCCCCTGCATGAAGAGCTGGAGGTTGAAAAGCACGCGCGGATGATCCGCGACTGCGAAGACCTGGCCAAACTCCGAGAGATTGCCGAGCAGGCGTTCCGCGCCTGGTGCACCCAGGCCGACATCACAAACCAGCTGCTGGGGCAGATCGCCGACTGTGAGGTGACGCTGGCGAACCTCGGCGTCATCGAAGACCCGGACCCAGAGTATCTGCAGTGGGCCCGGGAGCTTTACCCGCAGATCGATGGTCAAGATCCACGTTGAACACGAGGGCCGCCGCTGGATCGAGTGGGTGCAGTGGGACGACTATCGGCAGCGCCTGCAGGAGCTGCTCGACATGGGCGCCGGCATCTGCCTGATTGAGCGCGAGGACTAGCTCGCCAGCAGGTGCGACAAGTACAGCTCAGCGCACCACAAATCCTCGGCGTAGCGGCAGTAGCCGCGCGCGCAGGAGCGGTAGTAGAGATCACCCCGCTCGTTCTCCAGCTGTTCGATCGTGCCGCCGTTGATCTCCCAGCAGCCGATCACCTTCGGGTCGTCAGTCATGGCAACACCTTCGACGCCATCCACAAAATGATGGCGCAGGTCGTCGCGTAGCAGAGCGCCAGGACGAGGAACTGATGCAGGCTCACGTGCGGCCTTCCTGCTGGTGGATCCAGCTTTTGAGCTCGCGCACATACTGACGCAGCTGTTCGGCCTTGTCCGCGTGCCAGCGGTCGCCTGTGATGAAGAGCTGATGATTGTGGTGATCCACCGCGTGCAGCAGCTGGTGGATCACCGGGTTCCACGGCTCACGGGTCGGGGTGTTCCACTCCCTGGGCACGGCCCGCAGGCAACCGCTCACAGTCTGGCGACTCCAGCTTCTGGATCAACCGGTCCAGATACCAGCGCGCCTTTTGCCCGTCTTGGCAGGGGTTCTCTTTATCCCAGAGCCTGAGCAGGTACTTCAGCGCCTGCCACTGCAGGCCGCCGAGCACCGGGTCGGGGGCCCGGGCTACGGCGTCTTCGATCACGTCGATCGCTTCAAATCGACGGCCGGCGGTGTAGTGCGCTGGGTGGTTGACCGGATCGCTCATTCGGGCAACGCCTCTAGTGCGCGGCGGATGGTCTCGGCGGCCTCTTTCTTGAGGTAGCCCCTGTCGAAACTGATGTGCAGCTCATCCAGCGCCTGCTCCTTCAAGCTCGGCGGCTTGGGGCGGCGCGCGGCGCGCATCTGAGAAGTTGAAAGCCCATGGTCACCGGCGTAGCTCAGGCACGCCTCCAGCTCTTGGTCTGCGCCCCATTGAGCGGCTTTGGCGACGATGTAAGACTCAAATTCAGTGTGCTTAACCTTGCTGCGATACCAGTCTTCCCGCCACTGCTCGACCAGCTCCGGCGGCGGGGTGATCGGGTGGTGGTCGCTCATCCTCGGCTCGCCGTCACTTGCTGGTCGTTGTTGTAGCGGCCAGTGACGCTGTAATCGCGCAGCGGCCGCTGGCTCATCCGGTGGAACACCATCTGGCCGATTTTCATCCCGGGCCACAAGGCGACAGGGTGAAGCTGGCGGCTGTTGTGGAGCTCCAGGGTCAGCACCGAGCCGCTCCAGCCTGGGTCGCAGTAGCCAGCCATCAGGTGCTCGAGGCCGGAGCGCGCGCGGCTCGACTTGAGCATGAACTGCGCGGCGATGTTGTTCGGCAGGTGGAACGTCTCGACGGTCTGGGCCAGCACGAATTGGCTGGGCACCAGCAAGTAGGGACGCTCTTCGGTGTGGCCTTCGAGGGGATAGGGCACCAAAGCCTCCGACTCAACGCTCTCGATCAGCAGCGTGCCGCCGAGGCGAACGTCGAGGCTGGCCGGGTTGACGAGCGCGCGCTCAAACGGCGTCACCATGCCGCCATCGCAGAGAGAAGTGATCTCCCAGTCGGCGAGGATCACTTGGCCTCCTCCTGCTGCTGGGCCATCAGGCCGGTGTAGAGGTTGTGCATCGGGTGGGTGGGCTCGTGCCGGCCGTCGGCTTCGTAGAGCGCGTCGAGCTGGTCTTGCCGGGCTTGCTGTTCGATCGGGTTGCAGTTGGGGTCCATTAGATGATTGTGCGGGTGTTGTGGTTGGGGTCGATTTCGTCCAGGTGGCACTCCGGGCCGAACCCCGTGGAGAGCAGCTCATCTCGAGCCGGCTCAGTCTTGCGGCTTTTGCGCTCAGCGTCCGCCGCCTCAAGGCTGGCGATCCATGAGCGCAGGCTGTCACCGGTCGGTGTCTTTGGCGGCCAGGCCACCCAGCGCAGCATGACCTTTGGGTCGCGGAACATCTGGCTCACGTCTGGCTTCCAGGCAATAAACCACCGGCCGTTCCAGTCGCGGTCTGTTTCGATCCGCAGGCCACGGGCCACAAAGGCTTCGCGCTTCATCGGCGCAGCGCGGTGATCAGGTTGATGATCTGCACGGCGATGATCGCTACCAGCATCAGCTCTTGCACCACCGCGCGGCGCTTCAACATGCGCAGTTCGCGCATGGCCGTCTCGTGCTGCACATAGGGGCGCAGCGCAACGATGTTGTTCGTGGTCATCGAATCGCTCGAAGTTCGGTGGTCCAGCCCCAGCACATCCGCAGCAGCGCGGCGCGCTCCAGGGCCTGGTCGATGGTGTCTGACAGCCACGCCGTTTTGGCGTCATCGCACAGCAGCAGCGGCATCGGAATCAGCGCATCGCCGGCGTGGCCGGCTTCAGTGCTGATGAACTTTTGCCCGCGCATCAGGGCGTATCTCACGGCTGGAGCCCCGCCTTTGCCAGCTGATTGCAGGCGCGCTGCACGCCCGCTCTGCAGTCCCGCCGCGTCAGGTCGTTCAGGGTGCTGGTGATGGAGTACCAAAATCCGGCACTCAGGGCGAGGCACAGCAAACTCGCGGAAATCTTTGGTCGCATGGTAAGTGGGGTGTCAAAGGGTGAGGTAGAGGCCGGTGCTCTGCTCGAACAGGCGCACCAGGTCTTCGGCGTACACGTCGCGGTCAAGCGCCACCACAGGGGTGAGCTTGAGGGTCTTCGGGCTGAACTTCACCAGGTAGAAGCCGTAAGTGTCGGAAGCGTGGTCGTAAGCCACGCGGCACACGTTGGCCTTGCGGCTGCCCTTGAACTGGAAGCTCGCCACAGTGCGCCGCTCATCGCGTGCGTCGTAGCTGAAGCCGTGGGCGCCAACCATCGCAGCCAGCCGACCCTTGCCGCCCATCTGGGCAAACACGGTCTCTGCAATTTGCAGTGGTTCGGTCATGGTCTCAGGGGTGAGGGGCGTCGCCGCCCTTGCCTTCTAAGTATTGCACCGCGACTGGCAGCGCGCCACTCCTGCAACGACCTGTAACAGTCGCCGCCCCTAGCATTGGGTGAGCGGTCGGCTGCTCATGCAGGCGCGGATTGATGGCACAGAGTTCGTCCATGCCCGCACCGCACGACACAGATTCAGGCAGCAGATCCTGAGTGCCTGGGAGCATCGCTGCTGTTACTGCGGTGAGCACGCCCAGAGCCTGGATCACGTGCTGCCCAAGGCACGCGGCGGCCTGACGGTCCCGGAGAACCTCGTGCCGGCGTGCCTGAGCTGCAATCGCCGCAAGGGCCACAGCGAAGTCTTCAGCTGGTGGCGCAATCAGCCCTACTGGCATCAGGCCGCACAGGATCGGTTGATCGCTTGGCTGCGCGGCTCGTAGAGGCTGCACTCAGCAGCGAAGGCGCCGCCGGCCTCGGGGAACCCGAAGCTGCAGCCTTCGCACCAGTCGGCGCAGCCTTCGCACGTTGGTCCATCGGCTGGCACCAGCTGGCGCACTGCACGCCTAATGGGCCCGCCGACCTGGCGCCAAGTCGCCCCAGTCACCAGCTGGCTCACCGCCTGGTGGCTGATGCCGTAGCGAGCCCCTAGCGCTGTCAGCCGCTGGCCTTCGGCCGCTGCGATGCGGATCGCCAGCACTTGCTCAGCTGTCAGCTTCTTGGAGCGCCGGTGGGGCCCAAATTCCAGCAGCTCCTGGGCCACTAGCTCAGGGCCGCCTGGCTCCTGCAGCGTGCGGACCTTGGCGCCGCATTGGGTGCACTTGCGCCGGCGCCGCCGGCGCCCGTCGTAGATCGTGTAAACGGCTTCGGTGTGGAGTCCGCGGCTGGCTCCACAGGTCGGACAGGTGAGCATCGGGCGCTCAGATCTGCTGGATGCGGACGGTAGCAACGCCGTCGAGCGGCACGCCCAGTCGATGGGCAGCGCCAGCGCTCAGGTCGATGCTGTTGCAGTCGCAGCGGTCAGTGACGCGCACGGTGAGCACACGGCCGCGGTGGCTGACGCGCACCGGCGTGCCGCATGGCAACCACGGATGTGCAGCTGACACATCCCAGTGGCGGTAGGTGCCGCCGCAGGCGGTCTGCCGGCCGTGATACCACCCGTCGTAGACCGTGGCGGTGACAGATCGGCCGTGGTCGGCGTTGTGGTGTGCCTGAGCAGGCTGCAGGATCAGGGCCGCAGCAAGCAAGGCTCCTCGAAGTAAAAGCATGGCAATGGGGTGGGAGTGATGCCCCGGTCGCCCGGGGCGTGGTCGTGGGCTGGGCGCTCAGTCCCAGTGGTTGTAGCGCACGGGGCGGCCGCTCCAGGGGTGCCATACGGGGGCACCGGCCCAGCGGGCGGTCAGCAGGTACTCGTTGCCCTGGCTGTCGCGTTGGATCTTGAAGCGCACGGGGTCTGCGCCCAGGCTGGTGTCGCTCGGCACGCAGTACCCAGAAGCGGGAGTGCCGGCATCGCCCAGCTCTGCAACGCGCTCGCCTTCGCCCAGCAGGTCGAGGGTGATGAAGTGCTCGGTGCGCTTGATCACCCGGGCGAACTCGGTGATCGTCATGTCGTAGCCCCAGCAGCTGTAGGCAATCTGGCCAAGCTGGAAGCGGTCGGTGGTGGTGGCGGCGGTGGTCATGATCGGTCGGGGTGGTGGGGGTCGCCCCCC